CTATCGCTGCAGGGTGAGGCCTGGTGAAACCTCTTGCCATGGTGCGTCGTGGCCTTCCAGGTAGTGCTGCGTCATCGACTTCGACGCGTGGCCCATCAACGCCTGGACCTGCTCCTCCGACCACCCGCATTCGGTGCGCAGCAGCGCGCCGCCCAGGCTGCGGATCTCATGGAAGGTCGGCGCCGTCGCACCGGTGATGCCGATCGAATCGCGTGCTTCCTTGAACGCCCGAGTCAGCTGGTCCGCCATGACCTGGGTGTGGTGCGTGCGGTCCTTCGCGCGCTTCTGCTGCGGCCGCGCCTTCTCCGGCATGCGATGGATCAGATAGGGCGACAGAACGTCGTCGCGGCACCGCGCGATCAGGGCCGATAGCTCGTCGGTCATCGTGATCTTGAGCTTCGTGAGGGTGGAGTCCTCGGTCTTCGCCGGGACGATCCATAGCGCGCCGTCGCGCGCGTCAGCGAAGCGCGTGGTGACGACGTCGTCGCGGCGGAGCAGGGTGATCAGCGACAGGTCCATCGCATTGCGCACCCAGGCCGGCGCCGCCTTCCAGATCGCCTCGTAGGCGTCCTTCGTCAGGCGCGCGCGCTGGCGCTCGTGCTGGAACTTCCGGGTCTGCTCGGCCGGGTTGAACTCGACCCAGCCCTCCTGCAGCGCGCAGGCGAAGATCCACGACAGAACCAGACGGCGGGTCTGCCGACCGCGCGCGCCATTCGCCTTCCGGATGTACTCGGCGGCGTCCTTCACGGTGAAGGTGGCCAGCTCGGTCTCGCCGATATCGGTCTCGATCCGGCGGACCACGATCGCGTACTCGGAGGCCGTCGATTCCTTCCAGCCCCGGGTGGGCACGTCGTCCTGCCGGAAGACCCGGATGGCGTCGGCTACCGTCTCGCGCGGCGCGACCACCCGGGCGACCAGGTCGTTCGACGGAACCAGCAGGGCGTTCAGCCGGCGCGCGGCAGCGAAGGCCTTGGCCTTGTCCCGGCCCATCCAGGTCTCCGCACGCGTGATCGGGTGCCGGTACTTGAACCCGTCCCGGTTGGGGTACAGGTTGTCCGGCCAGTCGCGTCGGGCGGCGGATCGCTTTCGGGGCACCATGTCAGCTTGCCTGATCCAGGACCCGGCGGACCAGCTCGTCCCCGTCCGCCAGCCATTCAGCTTCGTCGATGTACCAGACCCCGCCGACCTTCCGGCCGGGGAGCTTCCCCTGGCGCAGTAGCCGACGGACAGTCACCTCGTCCGGTGCGCCACCATCGGCGAAGTGCTTCGCCTGCCACGTGCTGATCGGCATCAGCTTCATGCTGCCTTCCTCCTGACCAGACGCCGCCACCACGGCCGGCGCAGGTGTTCGTTCTCGGTCTCCAGGGCTTCGATCCTGGCGGCCGCGCGCGCCAGCTCGTCCCGTAACTGGTCCTTCCGGGGTTGGCGCATGCGGCGCGGCTGGCGGGGGAATAGCTGGTCGGTCATTGCACATCGTCCGGTGGCGAGTATTCCCAGAGCCCCAGCATCTCCACGACCTGCGGCGGCATCGGACGCGCCACATGCTCAGCCCGGGCGCCAACCCAGCCGGCGCACAGGCGCCCATCCTTCGGCGCGTGGCAGAGGAACGGGTCTCCGCTGACCACGGTCTTCAGCAGATCCAGCTGGGTCTGGAGGCATCCGTTCGGGACTGTCCCATTGCGGCACGCGCACGAGGCGCACATCTCGCGACGGAGCCGGTGGAAGTCGACGCCGGCCAGGCCTGCAGCGGCAAGGCGCGCGCGGCCAACTTCGGCCATGCTCGCGCTCAGTCGACCGAGCTTCTTCCCTTCCTCGCTGATGCGGTGGTGGTCGGTCATGCGGCCTCCTGCATCGGAAACGCCCAGACGCCGGAGTCGACGCGGACAGCGATGCGCTGCAGCTGCTGGCGCACCTTGGCCTGCCAGAAGGCGTTCTCGGTCGGCCGGTGTCCGTCGACCTCGCGGTAGATTCGCTGCAGGTCGGCGCGGCCGCCCAAGGCTTCCAGCGCCGCGCGCGTAACCGCAGCCCACGCTGACCCCTCTCCCTCCTGCAGCAGTTGCCGATAGCGGTCCTGCATGCGCCGAACGGCGGCCTGCTCGTGGTACAGGGCGAAGCCGACCATGCCGCGCGCCGCGCCCTTCGTCAGCACCGCGAAGCACAGAGGATGCGACAGCCCGGGGAACAGGTCCCGCGGCAGCATCTCCTGCTGCATGGACCAGCGCTCAGCCAGGCCGACGACGGTGTTCGAGGTCTGCAGGCAGTAGGCCGGCAGGATAAATCCGACCCGGCCCTCGTCCTCCATCAGGTTCCACGCCCGGCCGAGGAAGTCCAGGACCGTGCGCGTGGTGAACGGCGGGTTGCCCACGATCGCCTGCGGCACGAACGGCAGGTCGACCATGCGGAAGTCGCCGACGATCACGGGGCGGCCACTGCTGCGCTCGGCGACGCTGGCCAGCGCCGTGTCGATCTCCACGCCAACGACCTGCAGATGCGCCGGCAGTGCGCGGAGGAACGCGCCGCGGCCGCACGCCGGCTCCACCACGCCAGCGCCCGCCGGCAGGTCACCGAAGTAGCGGTCGACAAGTTCGATCGCAGCCCAGTCCGGCGTCATGTACTGGCCCAGTGCGCGGACGCTGCTCAAGCCGCCACCCCCATCGCCAGCAAGTCGATCCCGTCGACCTGGTCCCGGAGCGCTCGCCTGGCGACGCGAAGCTGGCGCGCCAGCGCGACCCTCGGCATGCCCGGGCGGAAGTCGACCGCGAGCATGTGCAGCGAACCGGAGTGGTCCCGGCGGAACAGGCGGTAGCAGACGATCCCGGTCTCGCCCATGGGGAATCGGCCCCAACTGAAGCCGGCGGACTTCTTCGGTGCGCGGCGGGTCATGCTGCCTCCCGCAGTTCTCGGCTGTGCTGCTTCCGAGTCTTCCCCGTCTTCGACGCCAGAAGCGCGTTGTAGGCCGAGGCGTACGGGATGCGGTAGCGCTTGGCCACCATGTGGGCCTCGACACGTCCCAGATATGGAAGCGCACGCAAGGTTTCGGTGATGACCCTGACACGGCGTCTCGCGGGCAATAAGCGCAGCATCGGTAGATCCGGGAGCGTGTTGTAGGTGATTTCGCCGAGAGGCATGCCGGGCACATGGCCCCAGCCTGCAGGGGCGGTTATCTGGTCCATCAGTGGATCCTCGTCGGGAAGGTCAGCGCGCTGCCCTCTTGGTGGAGGCGGAACCGGCGCGGCCGGGTAGCCGCGTCGATCCATGGGAATCGGCGACGCAGGGAAGCGCGCAGCCGGTAGGCGTCGGCATGCTCGAAGTGGCCGTCGTAGGAGGCCCACACGCTGCGCACGCGCCGGAAGTCGTCCGGGGTGCCGCGCATCACAGCGCCGGCCACGTGGGAGCCCTCCCAAGCCGCCAGCGCGGCTCGGGCATGGGACACGACCCGGCGCCTGACCGTGGTGTGCGTGGGCCGCACGACGTAGCCGAGGAAGTCGACCCCGTCAGCCAGCGGCAGCGGGTCGACGTCCTCTTTCAGCGACAGGCGCAGCTCATCGGCCAGGAACCGGACGATCTGCGCCTTCCACGCCACGAGCTGGTCGCGGTCGTGGTGGACCAGGACGAAGTCATCGACGTACCGCAGGTAGCGCGGCGCCTTGAGCGTGTGCTTGACGAACTGGTCGAGCCGGTCGAGATAGACGTTGGCGAAGAACTGCGACGACAGGTTGCCGATGGGGATGCCGCAGCCGCGGGGCGCGTTCGCCAGCTGCTTGTGCGCCGGGACAAGTGCCCGGGCCTCCGGCGTGGACACGTAGCGTACGCCCACCTCCAGCGGCGAGCGCCGCAGCAGGGCGTGCGTGGCGCGCCTGGCCGCGTCCGGGAGGCCGTGCCGCGCCATCCGGGCCTTGAGCATCCCGTACAGCGTCGGCCGGTGGATGCGGTTGAAGAAGTTGGCGATGTCGAGCTGGAGGAAGTAGCCCCCACCCTGGCCGCTGCGGACCTCCCTGACAAAGCCCTGCAACCTGCGGACGGCCGCGTGCGACCCCTTCTCGCGCCGGTTGGCGAACGAGTCGGCGATGAAGCTGCGCTCGTAGATCGCCTCCAGCTGGGGGATTAGCCAGTGGTGGACGACGCGGTCGCCGAAGTCCGGGGCGTGGATTTCCCGTGCCTTCGGGCGTTCGGCCACGAAGCACGTAGTCGGCTTGGGCGACCAGGTGCCGGTGTTGAGCTGTTCCTCCAGCTCCAGCAGGCGGTCACCCCAGTTGGTGTCGAAATCGAGCTGGTTGGCGCTCGGCACCTTCTGCCGGCGCGCCTGCTTCCATGCGGAATGGAGATCGCGCAGCGTGACGCGCTGCGCACTTGCACCCTGAAACTCACGGGCGGGGCCGCGGACGGCGCGCACGCGGTTGTTGTTGTCGCGGTTGTCGTTGTTGGAGTTGCCGTTGTCGAAGTTGACGATCCAGGCGTTGTCCCCGCGATCTTGGGACCCATCCGCGCAGGCCGGAACCGGATAGCACGGACTCGTCATCGGTAGACCTCCCAATGGGAGGTGTCGCGAGTACTCAGTTTCTGGGCGCGCTGGTCATCGGCGTGGCGGCCGTGACCATTCTGGCCCTTGGGGTGCGATCCGCTTTGCTGCTGCCGATGCCAGCCGCCCGCCTGCTTCCCGAGCTCGCGGGCGATGCGGGCCAGCATTCCGAACTGCGCCAGGCTCGCGAAGGCGTGGAGCCTGCTGCACAGCTGCATCCTGATCTTGAGCGCGTCCACTTCCCAGCGGAGGCGCTCGATCAGGGCCACTTGGTTCAGCCGATCCCGCCAAGCCCGATGCACCAGCACGGTGATTCCCATCGCCTGTTCCCGCAATTTCGCGCCCGCGGTGTAGCGGTGCTTGCGCGGGAAGTTGGCAACCGCCTTCTCGATCTCCAGCAAGAGACGTTCTGCGGTCTTGGCGATGGGTGGCAGCGTGAAGGACATGGGCTTCGGTCAGGCTCGGCAAATAGTCAAATCACTGACGGGCGGGGCCGCGGACGGCGCGCACGCGGGAGTGGTGGCCGCGGTAGCCGCTGTAGGAGTAGCCGTAGTCGAAGTCGACGAACCAGGCGTAATCGGAGTGGCCGGTCTCCTCGCCCTTCTCCTCCGAAGCGTCATCGGTGGAGGTCCAGTACCCGTCGTTGGCACAGGTCGGGAAGAACTCGGTGTCGATGGCCGGGCGATAGCGCGTGCGGTCGGCGAGCGGGAACAGCTCCTCCACCGAGGGCATGCGCCAGTCCGTGAAGCCCCCGAACGCCTGCTCGTTGAGCTTGGCGATGGCGTCCAAGGCTTGCTTGTGGGTCACGTCCTGGTCGATGGCGTCGTTCTGGGTCCAGTACAGGTCGCGCGCGGGCTCGTGTATGACGCCCTCGGCGTGCTGGGTGAAGCTGGGTTCGCTGGTCATGTGCCCTCCTGGGCGTTGGAAAGGGTTGCCTTCGTGACTACGCACGCTTCTCGCTCTGGCGATCGAGCCACCATTCGAGGTTGTCGCGGGCCTCCACCGGCACCGGCTTCCCGCGCTCGTAGAGGGAGACGTAGCTCGCGTGTACGCCGGCCTCGGTCGCGACCTGGCCCTGCGTCATACCGAACGCCTCGCGCAGCACACGCAGGGTCTGCGGCTGGCCGAAGTCCGGATGCTGGTCGTGCATGTGCCGGCGGAGGTTCTCGAAGCTGCGGTTGCAGCACGGGCACACGCCGTTCATGACCCGGACCCGCATCTTACGGTGGGCCTTCGCGACGGCGTCCCGCTCGTGCCTTACACGGTCTACATTCGCCCTGGCGTTCTCGAGCTGGCGCGTGGTTGCGTCGAGCTGCGCCTGCAGCTTCTGCGCCTCGGTATTGCCACGGAACACTTGGCCGTGGCCAGCGGGGCAGTACCAGGTCGCCTTGTCGTTGCGGCGCCGCTGGACGAAATCAGCGGTCAGCGCGAACGGGATGCCGCACGCGCTGCAAGTGTAGGTCTCGAAGCGGATGCCTTCGACGAAGGTGGCCATCGTCAGTCCCCCGTGGTCTGCGATACCGGGTTCACCCCGCCACGGGCCTCCCGCTGTACCTGATCCCACATAGCGCGCAGGTCGCTGATGACGTTGGTCGGCTCGCCGATGGCAGAGCACGCCGCAATGGCGCGCTCCAGTGCGTACAGCTGGTCGCTGGGGTGGACGGCGCTCATGCGGCTGCCTTCTGCGCCGAGCGCGCCGGCGCCTGCTGCAGCACGCCGATCAGCTTCTGGCAGATGGCCGGCAGGTCGGACTCGGCGTACAGCTTCGCCGCGCGCTCATTGCAGACCGGACGGAAGCCGAGCGTGCCCAGTCCGTCTGCGGTGATCGTCAACGGCGCGATCGAGGCGTTGATGTCGCCCAGGCGGATGCGGCGACCGGGATCGGCGGCCGGAACCGCCGAGAGGGCAGGCGCTGGCGCCTCGGCAGCCGGTGCCGGGGTGCTGGCTACGGCCGCTACCGGCGCAGGCGCAGCTGCTGAGGTCATCGTGTCCGCCTCCTCCTGACGGATCCTCTCGCGCTCCCGTTCCAGCCGTTCGACCTCGCGCTGCTGGTAATCAGCGATGCGCGCTGCGACCAGGTTCCGCAAGTCCTCCGGTTGCTTTGTGGCGCACAGCTGCACCCGGTCGGCGAACAGGCTGGCATGGTCCGGATGTTCGGCCAGGATGGCGACGTTCGCGCGCACGCGCTCGGCCTGCAGGCTGCCGGCGATCTTCGCGTTCGCGGCCGCGGCGTCGACCGCGTCCTTCATGCTTGCCAGCGACTTCTTGCCCTTGATGGCCGCGGCGATGTCGAGCTGCAGGGACTGCGCCGGCTGGATGCGGTGTTCGCCCAGCGTGGCGTTGATGGTGTCGTAGTGCTCCCGCACCTCGGCGGCGCCGGCTTGCACGATCTCCAATCGCCGGGCCTCCTTCTCGCGCGTGACCAGCTTGTCCAGCTCCAGTCGGATGCGGCGCGTCTCGGCACTCACCTCGTCCATCGTGCGGAACACAGCCTCGATGTCGGCGGTCTGGCCAAGCACCTGCTGCTTCGTGGCGTCCAGGCGGTCCTCGACGCCCTTGCACCACTTCACCGTCTGCTCGGCGTTGGCGAAGTCGTCGTCGGTCTTCAGGTCGCGGTTGATGCTCCCCAGTACCGACATCGCGTATGCCTTGTACTCGGCCAGGTTGCTGGCGGTCACCATGCCGGTGACCTGGACACTCAGCGCCGGCAGCGCATCGGGCGCGCGGCCCACGGCTGCCGGCGCGGCGGCCACTTCGGGGGCATAGGCGGCCACGTCGGCGTCGAACTGAGCCCAGCCGGCGAGGATGCGGGCGCGCAGCGCCGGGTCCGGGCGATACCAGCAGTGCCGCTCCTCGACCAAGCTGTCGCCGTCCCACTTAGAAGCCATGAACAGCACCTGCTCGGCGCCGCTCACCATGCACTGCTGCTCCATCTGGACGCGGTAGTGCTCGGGCAGCTCCGCGCCGGTGCAGCCGTCGACCATCGCGGCGCGCAGGTCGTCGTTCAGCGACTTGTGCTCGAAGGCGGTGTCCTCGGCTAGGGTCAGGCCGTCGAAGCTGGCGGACAGCCTCGGCTCGTCATCGGACACGCCGGTCACCGGGTACAGGTCTTCGGCGAGGATCTGCTCGGCCAGCGGCCGGGCCAGCGCTTCGTACCGATGGCCATCGTTGAACCTGAGCTGCGTCGCGTCGTCGATTTCCGGGGCGACGCCGGTGGCGACCTCGCGGATCAGCGCGGCGCGCGTCTTGTACGGGCTGATGCCGAGCATTGCCGGGGCGTCGCTGGCGTTCCAGTGCGAGGCGCGGTGGTTGGCCCATTCCGGCAACCCTTGCTGCAGTTTGATGGTCTTCATGACTCGTCCTCCGCGCCTTCGTCCTCGGCACGCGGCGGGGTCCGGATCGCGTCCAGCTGCTCGGCGGTGAAGCGTGCCTTCGTCTGCAGCATGGCGATCAGGTCGTCGGCCGACTTCTTCCCACTGGCGATAACGTCCCACCACTTCGACAGGTTCGTGGCGAAGTCAGCCTCGGGGTACATGGGGAGTTCGGTCGGAACGATGGTGGCGACCACGCGGGCCTCGGCGGCCGGCTGCGGCACGTCCTCCAGCTCGTCCGGGGTGTAGACGCCCAGCAGCGCCTCCGGGGCGTAGCGGCGCGCCCACTGGCGGGTGCCGCGGTAGACGAGCATGTCGTCCGGAGACTTCTTCCACTGCTCGTTGTTGGTCTTCCAGTTGGCGACGGTGCCGATGACGTCCTGGTCGATGCCGGCGCCGCGCGGGCGACCGACGACCTTGACCGTGCGGGCATCGCCGCTGCCGCTGAACTCGTACTTCAGCCGACCCTCGATCGCGCCCATCGCGTACAGTGCCGCGGCGACCAGCTTCCCCTCGTAGCAGAGCTTGTCGTGAACCACGGAGGTGGACTGCGCGACCATGACTGCATCCATGCCCCAGCGCTGGGCCTGCATCACGACCAGCAGGCAGTCGCCCGGCTTGCCGCGCAGGTGCCCGGGAATCAGGCTGGCCTTGGACATCACGTCAGCCAGCTGCAACGCCTCGGCGAGGTTGTTCGGGACCAGCGCGTTCATGCGCGATCCGGTGGGAGCCGGGGTCTGCACCGGCAGGTTGGCTACTGCGTTCATGCTCAACCCTCCAAAGAGGCCAAGGACTGACGGGCGGGGCCGCGGACGGCGCGCACGCGGCTGTTGTAGCCGCGGTCGTCGAGGTGGGAGCGGCCGCCGCCGAAGTGGACGAACCAGGCGTAGCTGTCCGGCCCGTAGGCGTGCGGGGTGCTCGACCAGAACCAGTCCGAGGGGCAGTCCGGGAAGGCGTCGGTGTCGATGGCCGGCGAGCAGCGGCTGCGGTCGCGGATCGACTCCAGTTCCTCGATGGTGGGCATGCGCCAGTCGGTGTGCCCGCCAAGGTCCAGCGCGGCGCAGGCGGCCGCGGCCTTCGAACCCTTGGTGGCGTTGGTGAAGCGGCCAATGTCCCGCGCCGACCACTCCAGGCCGGTCAGCTCGTCGCGGGTGATGATGTGGGCGCCGGCGGCGTCGTAGATCTTGGTGAAGCTGGCCGGCGCATTGACGGTATCGGTGAGTGCATTCATGGCTTAGGCGGCCTTCGTCTGGTCGTCGGACTCGACGATCTTCTGGAAATGGAACTTGTCGGCGAACGGCTTGATGTGCTGGCCGAAGTGCTTGCCCTTGGACTCGGAGGCGAGGAAGGCGTCGTAGTCGGCCTGTTCCACGTTCGAGTAGTGGTAAAGCGAGCCCGGGCCGCGCTTTTCGCCGAAGCCGCGCGTGAAGCGGATCGCAAGGGTCTGCGTCTCCGGGTCGTAGCCGATGGAGTGGATCTGGGTGGAATCGACGTCTTGCAGGCGCACGATGGTCATAGAGGTGTCCTGGTGGTGGGTGGGAATAGGGGCCGGTCTTTCCCGGCAGTCAGCGGTCCGAGGGGACGGGGACCGCGATGCGCGCGCCGAGGGGAGGGCGGCGCGAACTCAGATCAGGCGGCCTTCTTGACCGCCTTCTTCGTCGCCTTCTTGGCGGCCTTCTTCGCGATCGACTTGCCCTGGGCGACGAGGCGCTTGCCTTCCTGCTCGGCGGCGTCCTTGTCCTGCGCGGAGAGCGTGTCGTCAGCCGGGCCGGCGCCGGAATCCTTCGGCGCATCGTTCGCGGCGGCCTGGTTCTTCGGCGGTACCAGTGAGACGCGGATCGAGTCGTACATCCACCAATCGATGCACTCGGCCAGCTCTTCGACCACTGTCTCGGAAGTAGGAACGTGCGCGGAGAAGGTGACGCCAGCACTGCCGCCCTCGATGGCTTCGATCTCGAAGTTGTCGACCTTGACGTCGACCAGGAGCGTTTGCAGCGATGTCTCCAGGTGTCCGGTGATGACGATCTCGCAGCCGGTCAGCTCGATATCCAGCTTCACAGGGGCCATCTGCGGGAACCGGAGCGCGACGAGGTCGCCAGCACCCTGGAACGCATCCAGTTGCTCGCCCTTCGAGACCTGGCGGTAGAGGGCTTCCTTCAGACCCTTCTGGAGCGAGTCGAGCGTGGTGTTCGGCGTTAGGATGGCGAACATCACATCGAAGCCGGGCTTGCCTTCCTTGCCGTGCTTCTCGCGGCGCGGGTTCACTTTCGTGATCCTTGCGTCGTGCAGTTCGAGCTGGAACATGGGTGATCCTCGTCTTGAGTTAAGCGGCATTGCCGCCGAAAGGGCCGCGACCGCGAACCGTCGCGCTGGACATGCGCGGTGGGACTACACGCATCGCCACCGCACCGGGAGATTCGCTGTCGAGCGCATCGCGCTTGGCCACGCGGGAGAACTGCTGCGCAGCTACCCGGCCGTAGCCGAGCTTCAGCGCACGGCTGAACGCGGCATTGCCGATCTCAGCGGAGCGGATGGCCGCGGGATTTCCGAAACCAACGGTCAGGACTGCGGACACGATTCCCCCTTAGCGGCCAGATGCGGCCACGGCTTGAAGTTGTTGAGTTCCACCGGGGCGCAGTTCGGCCGGGTGGCGAGAAATGCGCGGCGCCTGTCCTCGTTGCTGGGTACAGACGGGACTTCCCCGTGGTGGCAGTGCTGCAGGCTCAGGCGCAGGAGCGGGGCAGGGTGGAGGGCGCTCATGCCCCACCTCCCTGCACGCGGGCGAGGGCGGCGGTCAGATCGGTCACGATGTCGCCGTACCGCTCGTCCACCTTCCGGGCCGCGATCATGTTAGAGAGCAGTGTTGAGGCGTTGTCCGCTCGCACGAGCAGCTCGGCCACGGCGGCGGCATTTGCGCCCATCCTCGCCAGCAGTTCGGCGAACCCGTTGCGCTCGTGCGGTCTCAGACACGCCTCCATCGCCTCGCGCAGCTCGCGGTACTCGCCGACGTTGGCGAGGAGGCGAAGGTCCGCCAGCACATCGACCGGGGCGGTCATGCCGCGCTCCGCGGGTGCTTTTGGATGATCCGGCGCTTGCGCGAGGCGCGCTTCGCCGCGGCTGCACCGCTGCGGGCGCCGCCGTTGTCGGCCTTCGGGTTCGCGCCGTAGCGCATGCCGAAGGACGGAAGTGGGTTCGAGAAGGCGAGTGCGAACCACGTAAGCATGCGATTCAGGCTCATGCGGCAGCCCTCCGGTCGAACCCGCCCACCGGACCGGCCGACTGGTGCTCGCTCGACTCCAGGTCAGTGTTTGACTGCTGCAGCGTGCCTTCGGCCACCGGCTCGCCAGAGAACGCTGCCTGCTCTTGGTAGTGGCGGCCCGCGTCGATCAGCGCCTGCCCGACCTCCAGCGCCTCGGTGGCCGACATGAACTGCGTGTAGGCCATCCCGCCTGCAACGGCCTCGAGCAGCACCTGGTGGGCGCCCTGGCTGACGTAGCTCGACGAGCGCGTCACCATCGCAACCGGGCTATGCGCCAGCCGGATCTCCTTGCGAAAGGGGCGGAACGTCTTGGCGGGGAAGGTCATGACTCAGCCCTCCAAAGAAGCAGAGAACTGACGGGCGGGGCCGCGGACGGCGCGCACGCGGCCGCTGCTGCCGCGGTTGTCGTAGAGGGAGTAGCCGCCGCCGAAGCCGACGACCCAGGCGTAGGTCTTGGGGTCGGCTGCATAGGGCGTAGCCGTCCAGAAGTACTCGCTCGGCGTGCCGGGGAAGGCGTCCGAGTCGATCGCCGGGCTGTGCCGGGTGTCGTCCACCAGGGTCAGCAGCTCGACTCGGGTCGGCATGCGCCAGTCGTCGAAGCCGCAGTGCCTCTTGGCGTTGAGCTCGGCGATGTACTTTTCGGCCTGGGCGAAGGTCAGGCGCTCGACTGAGAACTCGACCGGCCAGGTCAGGCCAGTTTCCCTGTCGAACACCAGCTCGTGCTTCGGCGGCGGGGTCGGGGTGATCTTCTCGAAGCGGGTGGTGGTGCAGGCCATCTCGGTCTCCAGGCCCCTTCCCGGTCATCCGGGGTGCGTGGGGCTTGGAGGTGATTATGCACATGTGCATTTATCAGTCAATGCACCTGTGCATATTTCCGCTCATCAGCCGACGAGCGGTAGGTGCTGCCTCAGAGTGGACGGCTTTTGACTTCTTCCCGAGCGGCCTTTTCGAGCTGGTTCCTGGCCTGGGTGATCACCACTATCAAGCCATCTTTGACAGGGGTGGCCGGGACATAGGCGACAGCTAACGTGCCGTCTGTCCATTGAACCTCACCAGATGGGGAGATGAACTTAGGCTTCCCGTACTTAGCGAGCAGGTTGGCGAGTAAGTCACCGTCGTGCCCCTGCTCGATAGTCCCCACGATCCTATCAACCTTTCCTGCGTCATCAGTCGAGATTGAAAGGCTGTTTTCCAATCCATCTGGGACGCGATCGTATGAGACGGCAACCCCGGCGCCAGGCATGTGGCAGGGGGCGATCTTCAGGTTCCCGGCCTTATCGTGTTCGCAAGTTGGCGCGCTAAATTCAGCACCAATTTCTATGCCTAGAAAGTCAGTTGGAAGGGGTGTTACTGGTGCTTCCGCAGTGCGTTCGACTGGAGGCGGGGAAGGGGAGCACGCTCCCACGGCTAACAGCGTTGCAAGGACTGGGCCTTTCATCAACGACATCACGGATATCCTCTTTTCCGACGACTCCGAGCCTTCTGTGCTTTGGCGGAAGAGCCATCACTGCCTTCATTCCCTTTCGCAGCAAAGCCGCCATCTCCTCGCTGTCTTCCATATCCCTCTGCCTCCATCTTTAGCTGAACTACTTCATCGAAATTGTCGCGCCCTTGCTTGGTCTCCAAATCTGAGAACTGCGCCTGCTTCTGGTAGGCATACCGAACGATGCCAGCGAGCGTTCCCCATCGGTATTCAGGGTTAAGGTCGAGGTTGCAAACTGCCTTTTCGACCGACGTAAGGGCTATGCCTAGCCTGCTCTCATCAGGTCCCGAATCCTGAGACTGAGCTTCTCGACTTGCCGGATGCGCAAGGTCACTGAACACCAGGTCGTCAAGGGTCAGATCGAAGTAGGCTGCAATCGCATGGACAGTGTCGAGCGAGGGGGACACCTTGCCGCGGAGTAACCGACTGATGCTGCTCTGGTCGACCCCCACAAGTTCAGCAAAAGGGGCCTGCTTCATGTCGCCCTTTAGAAATCGGACGTTGGCGGTCAACTGGTTCATGCCCTGGATGATCTCGGCATGCCGCTTGTCGGGTCGAATGCACGGGTGCATTGACTGGGCGATGCACACGTGCATAATCCGCAGGCATGACCCCGGCCGTCGCCATCCAGAAACTCATTGCCGCCGGCCTGACCGAGATTGAGATCGGCCAGAAGGTCGGTGCCCACCAATCCACGATCAACCGGATCAAGCGGGGGCAGACCCCCGCCTGGGAGGTCGGCGCCGCGCTTGTCCGCCTGGCTGAGGCGACTCCGGTGCCTGAAGTGGGGGAGGGCAGCCGTGAAGCTGCCTAGCCGCGTGGAGATGCCTCTGGGGCTGTTCCTTGCCTGTGTTGTAGCCGCTGGGCTAGGGGGCGCCGTTGGGTACAAGACATCGCATGCACTCGTACCAGTGGTAGCCAACGCCACTGGCGAATCCGCCTGCCAGCGCGATCCACAGCCACTTGAGGTCGGACAGCACTCGGCCAGCGGTGCGGACGTAGCGCCCGAATCTGGGGTAGCCGGGAACGATTCTCCCAGCGTCGTCCTTGACATGCCGGACGTACCAGTGTCGGCGCAGGAACCGCTGCCATCTAACCATCGCGAGGCCTCCCCATGACCAGGGCAGAGCATACCGCCTACGTCTTCGGCCCCGCCCCCGAAGGGGAGGCCAAGCATGCTGCCTGACCGCTGGAATCCCCGCCTCTGGCTCCGGGACTGGCTGAACAAGCCGTCCCGGGCCGAGCGGGCGAGCATCGACCTTACCCGGCTGACTTCCCGGCAGCTCGCGCACGATCTTGGGCGATCCGCAAGAAACTCTGCAGGTAGCCGTCCTCGTACTGACGCCCCAGTTCCATCGCCGGAGTCAGCTCGGTGACAGGGGTCATGCCCTCGCTGTCCTCTGCGATCGTTCGCTCCAGGGCGGCGGCCAGCGCTGCCGGATCTGGATGTGACCTGGAAACCGCGGTGGCGAAGGTCAGCAATGCGCTGAGTCGCCCCTGCGTGACCGTGAGCATTTCCTCCTCGGTCTCCGGATCCCGAATTTCCTCGCTCATGTCGCCCTCCTTGCGGGCTGTGTCGGTAGCACGCGCAGCGTACCGCAGGGCGGGCGGCACCTATCCCGGCCACCTACCGGCGCCCCAGCTTCTGGACTCGGACCTGGGCCCCGTCGCGGCGCAGCCCGAACCAGTTCCCGCATACCCGGACGAGCGTCACCACGTTCGGCGCATCGCTTCGCAGCAACCCAGCAATGCGCGCTTCGGTGCGCGGCTGGCGGGGCTTCTTTCCTCCTGATTTCACGGCGGCTGGGTCTCCGAAAGGTGCCCGGCCATCTTCCTGATCGATACCTCTCAACCGAACTCAATTCCCATGAGAGCAGTTGCGCAACCCTCCCTCCCGATAGGGCAGGTAAGCCCCGACGAGATAGCCCGGAAGCGGGATTTCGGCGAGGCAATCGAGCTTTCCGCCTCCGTTGCCGGCTACGACCTGGACAAGCAGGCCAGCACCGACATCGCCATGGACAAGGCCCAGTGGTCGCGGATCAAGTCCGGCCAGGAAGGGATCAAGTGGGCCAAGCTGGAGAGGTTCCTGGACACCATGGGGAACGACATCCCGCTGCTGTGGATGCTCCACCAGCGCGGCTACGACGTCCTGAGCCTGCGGAAGCGAGAGACCGAGATCGAGCGCCTGCTGCGCGATGAGCGTGAGGCGCGGGAAGCGGCCGAGATGAAGGTCCGCGTGCTTACCGAGGCGCTGACGGGGAGGGCGGCAGCATGAACCGACGTTTCGGAAACCATGGCCGAAAGCCAGTCTCAGTGTGGCCCAGGCTGGTCCCAATCTCTGGACCCACCCCCATGCCAAAGACTACTGCTGACCACATCGCCGAGTGCCTGGAGCTGATCCGGCATAGCCCACCCATGACCCCCGACGAGCGCCGCACGTTCGCCTGCCAGGTCGCCGCGGTACGGGCCGAGGACGAGCGCCGCCGGCAGCCGTCCCCGCAGCTTGAGCTGGGGGAGGCGGCGGCGTGAGCACAGATGCCCGCCTAAGCACCGGCTTGCCGGGCCACCCCAAGACCAAGAAGCTGGTCCGCAGGCTTGGGCCTGGCGCCGGCTGGTCGCTGGTGTGCCTGATCTTGTGGGCGCGCGCGAACCGCCCAGACGGCGATCTGGACGGCATGACCGGCGAGGACATTGAACTGGCCGCCGACTGGACCGGCGAGAACGATGCGCTAGTCCGCGAGTTGGCCGCTGTGGGGTTCCTGGATGGCACGGAAGGCGCATACAAACTGCACGACTGGGCCGAACACCAACCCTGGTCGGCCGGCTCTGAGGCCCGATCTGACCGTGCAAAGTGGTCGGCATTGTGCCGTCGGCATGGCCGGGAAGAGGCCGCACGGCTGATGCCCGAATATGCGGCGAAACTTGCTAAGTCGCCGGATTCGTCTGCTAGTAGCAGCGATGCGCCTGCTAATAGCAGCGACAAAGCAGCACAAGTTCCTGCTAAAACTGGAAAACAGCCTGCCCCGTCTCCGTCTCCGTCTCCGTCTCCGTCTCCGTCTCCGTCTCCGTCTCCGTCTCCGTCTCCAGATCAAGAGCATTGGAGCGAATCCGCCCAAGGGCCGGATTCCACCTCGACGCTCACGCTGACCGGGGAGAATTCGCAGCCGGCCAGCCTGAAGGCTCGCAAGGCTCAGCGGATCCGTGAGATCGCCGCTGACGCGAAGGAGGCCTACAACCGCATCCTCGCTAAACCGGCTGGCCTCCTGTCGGCGTGCCTGGTGCTGAACGATGACCGGCTGAAGGCCGTCGACGACGCGCTCCCCACGATCCGGCAAATCTGCCGACTGCAGTTCGGGAACGATCGGGTGACCCCGGAGTTCTGGCAGGCGCTGTTCGAGACGGCGGCCGAGGATGGCTTTTGCTCCGGGAAGGGGCCGTACCGCCCCCCGCACGAGAACTGGCGTCCCGACATCGAGTACCTGCTGCGCGAGGACGTGATCGCCAAGCTGTTCGAACGCGCTGTGTCGGCTGAAGCGGGAGCCGCGGCATGAACCACGACCACGCCCTACGCATCCCGCCGCACTCGGTCGACGCCGAGCAGTCGGTTCTTGGTGGCCTGCTGCTGACCGAGGGCCGCGCGATGGTCGAGGTGGCCGACGTGCTGACCGAGGAGGACTTCTACCGCCGGGACCACCGGGCGATATGGGGTGCGATCGTGACGCTGGACGCGGCGCGCCGGCCGGTGGACGCGGTGACGGTGGGCGACTGGCTGGAAGCCCGCGGCATGGCCGAGCTGGTCGGCGGTGGCGCGTACCTGATCGAGCTGGCCACCACGACGCCGTCGGCGGCGAACATCCGGGCCTATGCGGAAATCGTTCGGGACAAGTCTCAGCTTCGCCGGCTGATCGAGGTCGGCACGGCGATGGTGAACGACGGCTTCGACGCCGGCGGACGCAGTGCGACGGAACTGGTGGGCAATGCGCAGTCGCGCATCGGCGGCCTGCTGGAGTCGGAGCCGTGCGAGCTGGAGGCGGTGGCGCCGGTGATGCAGCGGGTGTGGGATCGGCTGGAGCAGCGGTCGCAGGCTGAGGCTGGCGGCGTGCACGGCCTGCGCACCGGCATCGACGAGCTGGACGAGCTGCTGGGCGGACTGAAGCCTGGCGGCCTCTACATCGTCGCGGCGCGCCCGAAGCAAGGCAAGACGACCCTGGCGCAGAACATCGCCGAGCACTGCGCGCTGCAGCAGGGCAAGCCCGCCGCGGTGTTCAGCTTCGAGATGCAGCCGGAGGAACTGGGCGACCGCATGCTGGCGAGCATCGGCGGCGTCAACGCGAACCGGATCCGCAGCGGCGAGCTGGACGAGGTGGATTGGGCGAACGTAAGCCGGGCGATGAAGCGCCTGCGCGGCGCGCCGATCTACGTGAGCCGGCCGCGGAATGCGCGCGTGGAGCACGTCGTGGCGCAGACGAAGCGCCAGCACAGCCGGGAGCCGCTGGGCCTGGTGGTGATCGACTACCTGCAGCTGATGACCGTGGTCGGCGACAACCGCGCCCAGGGTATCGGCGACATCACGCGGGCGCTGAAGCTGATGGCCGGAGAGATTGGCGTTCCGGTGCTGCTGCTGTCGCAGCTCAACCGCGAGTTGGAGAAGCGCCCAGACAAGCATCCAATCGTTTCGGACCTGCGCGACTCCGGCGCGATCGAGCAGGATGCCGACGCGGTGGTGTTCATCTACCGCGACGAGGTGTACGACCGCGCCAGCCGCTACAAGGGGACCGCCGAGCTGATCGTGGCGATCCAGCGCAACGGCCCGCCGGGCGAGGTGCGAGTGCAGTACCTGCCGGAGCAGTTCAAGTTCTCGAACTTGCCGGAATACTGGCAGCCGGAGGCACTGCCGCCGGCGGAGGACAAGCCGGCGCGGCGCGGGTTCCGCAAGGTCAAGTCGTCCGCGAAGGATGCGGCTGCAGGCGGCGACGCATGACCACAGCCGCCGCCAAGAAGATCCAGGCCAAGCGCGCGCGCCGCCCGATCTACGTGACACCGATGCGTCTGGTGGATCCGAGAACAGGGGAGGAGCACGCCGCCCTGGTGCCGGCGCACCCGATTGACCAGCGCCTGTGCCGCGAGCGCGGTTACCGCATCGGCGAGGTCTACCGTGCAGAGATCAAGGCCGCGCGCAACCGTGGCTTCCACCGACTCTTCCACGCGATCGGGTCGCTGCTGGTGGACAGCGTCGAGGGCTTCGAGCACCTCGACTCGCACGGCGCGGTGAAGCACGTACAGACCCTGTCCGGCGTCTGCTGCGAGACCCAGATGGTGGACATGGGGACGATCAAGTTTGGCGACATCGTGGTCCCGGTCGGCCTGGTTCCGGTGAAGGTGCCGCGCAGCATGGCGTTCGACGAGATGGACGAGGACGAGGCGCGGGTGTTGTTCGATGGCATTACAGCCTACATCGGCCAGCACTACACGTCCGTGATGCTGGACGACGTGCGCGCCGAGTTCTGGGAACTGGTCAACGGCGACAACAGGAGGGCCGCCTAGATGGCCGACGGATCCCACGCGTTCAACTTCCCCCCACCGCAGGTCTCGCGCCTGCGCTCCGGTGAGATCGTCATCGACCTGTTCGCCGGGGGTGGCGGCGCAAGCGAGGCGCTGAAACAGGCCATCGGAATCGATCCCGCGCTGGCCTACAACCACGACGCGATGGCCATCGGCATGCACTCGGCCAACCATCCGCTGACAATCCACCACCAGGAGGACATCTGGCACGCCGATCCGCGCGTTGACGTCGCAGGTCGACGGGTGGGGTGGTTCCATTTCTCGCCGGACTGCACCCACTTCTCGCAGGCCAAGGGCGGCCAGCCGCGCAGCCACAAGATCCGTGCACTGGCATGGGTCGGTGCGAAGTGGATCGGCCAGCTGGCGAAGGTCGACCTGGCCCCGCGGCTGGTGTCGATGGAGAACGTCTGGCAGATGCTGACGTGGGGCCCGCTGGTCGCGAAGCGGGACAAGGCCACCGGCCGGGTGCTGAAGATGGACGGCACCGTGGCCGCGCTGGGCGAGCGGGTGCCGGTCGAGCAGCAGCAGCTGGTCCCGGACAAGCGCCACGCCGGCCGCACCTGGCGGCAGTTCGTCGCCATGCTCCGCGCCTTCGGCTACGTGGTGGAGTGGCGGAAGCTGGTGGCCAGCGACTACGGCGCCGGCACCAGCCGGGAGCGCCTGTTCCTGCTGGCGCGGCGCGACGGCGAGCCGATCAACTGGCCGGCGCCGACCCACGGCAAGGCCCCGGGCCTGCAGCCGCTGGTGACCGCGGCGGACTGCATCGACTTCTCGGACCTCGGGCGATCGATCTTCGACCGGACCCGGCCGCTGGCGGATGCCACGCTAGGCCGGATCGCGAAAGGGGTCATGCGGCACGTCGTCCAGGCGGAGGATCCGTTCTTCCTGACCGAGTTCGCCAACGCCAGCAGCGGCGGTCGCACCTGGTCCGCCTTCGACCCGCTCCGGACCCAGTGCGCGCAGGTGAAGGGCGGGCACTTCGCGATGGTGGCGCCGGTGCTGGCAGGCGTCGGTGGCCGGGCGGGGCAGACCGAGCCGCGCCCGGCGAACGAGCCCCACTACACGTTCACCGCGAAGGGCGATTGCGCGGTGGTCAGCGCCTTCCTCGAACAGGCCTGCGGCGGCTACTACGACGGCGCCGGCCAGGACCTGCGGCGCCCGGCGCCCACCATCTGCGCGAAGGGCAGCATCCAGCGGCTGGTGTCGGCGGACCTGGTCCAGCTGTCGCCCGAGAAGGAGGCCGGCGCGCTGCGGGTCGCCGCCTTCCTGGTGAACTACTACGGCAACGGCACCGCGCTGGACGTGCGCGAGCCGATGGACACAGTCACCACCCGGGATCGCATGGCGCTGGTCACGGTGTTCATCCAGGGCACGCCCTACGTGATCGTGGACATCAAGCTGCGCATGCTGAAACCGGCCGAGCTGTTCCGCGCTCAGGGCTTTCCGCCCGACTACATCATCGACCGCACCGCCGACGGTAGGCCGATCACCGGCACGCACGCCGTCCGCATGGTCGGCAACAGCGTCAGCCCGCCGCCGCTGCGAGCGCTGGCCGAGGCGAATCTTGATCCGGTCGAGGAACTGAGGATGGCCGCCTGATGCGTACGAAGAACGCCAAGCCACTGAGCCCGGCCGAGTCCGCGCACGTCGCCTCAGTGAAGCTCCTGCCGTGCTCGGTATGTGACCAGGCCGGGCCGAGCGACGCGCACCACATCACCCAGGGCCAGCACTTCACCACGGTGGCCCTGTGCAAGGACTGCCACCAAGGCAGCTTCAACGGGATCCACGGCCAGAAGCGCATGTGGCTGATCAAGAAGATGGACGAGCTGGCGGCGCTGAACGTGACGCTGCGTCGGCTCGATCAACAGCAGAGGAACGCAGCATGAGATCGAAGGAGGGCGCAGCCAGGAAGTTGGAGCGCGACCGCGAGCGTGTAGGGGCGCGAGTCCTGCACGGAGACACTCTGCGGTTCATGGGGAACGAGTACGTGAACATCGCCGATCTGCGCAAGGACTACCCGGCGTTCGCCGCCGATGACGCGATACGGGCGATCCGTGCCGGTTGCGAGACGGTCACGGCCGTGGAGACGTACTGCTGGAAGCGGCGCAATGCGGGCTACCTGAAGGCCAAGGCGGCGGCGCAGCGTTCGCAGTACGGGGCCATGCACGCGCTGGGAAAGAAGAAGGACGGCAAGCGCGCTTCGGCCAAGAGAGGCGGCGCGGCCACGAAGGCGAAGGGGAGGGCGGCGGCATGACCCTTCGGGTTACTTTCGGCGTTGACCCCGGCCTGTCTGGCGCGCTGGCGACTCTGATCGACGGCGAACCTGGCCCGATCCTGGACATGCCGACGTTGCAGGTCGGGGACTGGCGCGAGGTCAATGCTGCCGCACTGGCGGCGTGGATCCGCGAGGTTAGAGGCCAGCACGCCGGCGCAGACTTCTCCGCCTGCGTGGAGAAGGTGAGTGCGCGTCCCGGCGACGGCGGTACCAGCGCCTTCCGCTTTGGCGAGGGATACGGCCAGATCAAAGCGGTGCTGGGCGTACTGGGCATCCCGTACAGCCGCGCCATCCCTGCGGTCTGGAAGCGGCACCTGGGGCTGCTGCGCACGGAGAAGGATGCGGCGCGGCTGCTGGCGATCCGGCGATTCCCGGATGCGGAGCCGATGCTGCGGCGAAAGAAGGATGGCGGTCGCGCGGATGCGCTTCTGCTGGCGCTGTACCACGAGAACACGCAGATGCAGTGGAGGGTGGCAGCATGAGTGAGACCATGACGTTGCCTGCGCAGAACGTGCTCACGGGCGAGCTGACCGAGGAAATGGTCTACGGCCAGAAGGTCGGGCCGTTCTTCATCCATCGCGGCGTCAATGTCCCCGGGTATACGGTGACGCACATCAACACCGGTCACGCCGTGCTGCAGGAGATCCCGAGCCACCGCCGCGCTCTGTGGTTGGCGCGGAAGCTGCGGCAGTTCGACTGCTGGGAGTTCACCCGGAAGGCGCAGGTCAGGGAGATTCCGGCGGACGTGCTGGCGCAGATCCACACGCTGCGCGCGGACGCGAAGTTCGGCGACTGTCAGGGAGAGATTGCGCGATGACCACCAACCGCACCGACACCCGCCTGCGATTCCACGTGCCCAAGCCGGTGCACGACGCCCTGCGCGTGATCGCGGCCGCACGCGGTGAATCGCTGTCGCAGACCATCCGGCGTGCGGTTGACCAATACGTGGCCGAGGCGAAGCGGCCGATTCCCGCGGGGCAGGGCATGCCGCCGACGGACCACGCCGCATGACCCTGAACCCAGACAACCTGAGCCGGCCGGAAGCCTTCACCGAGGAGCGGTTCCGCAAGCGCTACCGTGCCGCCTTCCGCAAGAAGGGCGCCTGCGCCTTCTGCCAGCTCCGGGAGACGACCTTCGGCGTCCCGCACTGCAAGGGCCAGCCCGGCCGCCAGATGGGCATGTGCCAGGACGACGGCCGGCTGCCGCAGTTTCGGCTGGATGATTCGACGCTGGAGGAGTTCCGAAATGCTGCCTAACAACTCGCTCTACAGCACTGACCGGGCCGATTTCGTCGAGCGTGTGGCGAAGCTGGCCGGCGGAACCACGTACCGCACGCCAGGCGCTGGGCGGGGCACGGATATCAAGGCGCTGCCGGATGAGCACGCGATCGCGGCGGCGCTGGCCTATGCCCGCCGAGGCCCGCAGGACATCGGCCCGGACGTGGCCTATTGCTGGGTGCTGGAGTCGGACGCCTACCGGGAGAGGGTGACCCGGCAGCTGGCTATTGCGCTGCGGTGCCACAATCTGCGGCATGTGCGCGGCCACCTCCTGGCGGCAGCGGAGGCGGCATGGGACACGCTGGTCCACAACCGCCGCGGTGGGGGCAAGCCTCCGGCTGACGCCGACGCGAAGGGCTGGGACAGGGCGTTGCTGGCGGCCATAGGTGTTCTGCACCAGTCGGCATGGGATGCGCTGGCCGAGGCTGAACGCAGATATTCACGGGCCGCTTGACGCCGGCTGAAAATCCTATATTCTGCGTCGTGCGATGGGCTCTCCGGCGAAAACCGGCGGGCCTTTTTCGTTTCTGCGGGCACCGAATCGGCAGGAAGCCGGTCGGGGGAAGCGCCGGGGAGACCCGTCGGCCCGCGCCATACAGCAGCTTGGAGAAGCCTGGCATCTCGGCGGCCTCATAAGCCGCAGGTCGTCCGTTCGAATCGGACAGCTGCTACCACCAACGCCCGTCGACCCACACCCGACCAATTCGCCGAGCCTAGCGGGGCGCGGCGACGGGCACCCCTATGCCAGCCCCACGGTACCGCGCCCGTCGCTCCAGCGGGCGTCGTGGGCTGGCGCCATTTCTCAAGCTCCCCGCCGTGCCGGCGCTGGTCCGGCTGGGTTCTTTTTGATCGAGGACCGCCGTGAAAGACCAAGCTGCCGAAGCAACCATCGCTGCCGTCGCCAACAAGGTGACGTATGCCGGTGGCGGCGCTGCGTTCTGGGGCGGGATAACCGCCAACACCATCGCGGCCATGGGCGGCCTGCTGGTGGCGTTCCTGGGCCTATCGGTGCAGTGGTACTACAAGCACAAGGAGGACCGGCGTCGGGACGAGTTGCACAAGCGCCGGATGAACGACCTGCTGCGCGCCTATGAGGACGACGCGGATGTCTGAGCCGCAGCCTGGCGCCAAGGCGGTCGGAGGCCTCCCGATTGTCCGCATTGCGATCACCGCGCTGGCGCTGAGCGTTGCTGGCGTCACCACCTGGATCGCAGACGAGGGCGAAAGCCCGGTGGTGGTAGTCGAAGGCGAGGAGCGGCTGAAACCGCATATCCCGACCACGGGTGACGTGCCGACCATCGGCCACGGGTCCACCCGGTACGAAGATGGGACGCCGGTCCGGCTGACCGACGCGCCGATCACCAGGCAGCGTGCGGTCGAGTTGGCGATGCAACTGCACGACGAGGAGGCCCAGCGTTTCCGGGCGTCGCTGCCGGGCGTGATGCTGACCCAGGGCGAGTTCGACCTGTACCTAGACTTCGCCGGACAGTACGGCATCGGCAACTGGCGCAATTCCAGCATGCGGCGGCACCTGCTGGCGGGTGAGTACCGCGCCGCCTGCGACGCCCTGCTGCGCTACCGGTACGCCGCCGGCTACGACTGCTCAACTCCCGGCAACCGGCGCTGCCCGGGCGTCTGGACGCGGCAGCAGAAGCGCCACGCCAAGTGCATCAAGGAGCAAGGCTGATGTTCATCCTCGGATTTCTCTGCGGCGCCATTGTCGGGATCGTCGCCACAGCCTCGTTTGCCATGTGGTCGCTGGGCGCGTTTACGGACAGCCAGAGCGACGACGAATGATCCGCATCCTGCTGGGCCTGCTGCTGGCATCGCTGCTGGGGTTGGGCTACGCGCTGTGGATGGCCGAGCGTGCGGGAGCGCAGGCCGACAAGGCCGAGGCCGCCGCGGAGCAGTTGTCGGCGCTGCTGGATCGGACGGTCGAGATAGTGGAGACCGAGCGCGCCCATGCCGTCGCCCTGGCGCGAATCGCCGCGACCTACGAACAGGAGAAGATCGATGCACTGGACCGTGAAGCTCGGCTGCGCGCTGACCTTGGCGCTGGCAATGTCCGGCTGCGCCACGAAATCGGTGCGCTATACACCGCCCAACTGTCCCAAGGCGCCGCCCATTCCGCCGAGCTTGCTGTCGCCGCTGAACGCGGAGCAGAGGCTGTCGCGGCTGCTGTTGCAGTCGGAGCCGCCTGTGACGCCCGTGACAGGGCGTGGCGAGCAATCGCCGAAGCCGACCGAAAGGTGACCCCATGACGCCCCGCTTCGAGGTCTACCAAGCCCGCGACGGCTACCGCTGGCGCCTGGTCGCTGCGAATGGCCGCATCGTGGCCACCGGCGAGGCACACACCCGCAAGCGGGACGCCATCCGCGCCTGCCAGCGGATCGCCGATCTGGCCGAGCAGGCAGGGAACGTGCCGCTGGTGGTGCTGGAGGAAGCGTGACCCGAAAGGCCGCCAAGGCTTCTACCAGCCTGACCCCCAAGCGGGAGAAGTTCGCGCAGCTTGTGGCCACCGGAAAGTCAGGAGCGGAGGCCTATCGGAGGGCATTCGCGGTCAGGCCGACCACCAAGCCCGAAACCGTCCAGCAGTCCGCCAGCAGGCTGCTAGCCGACCCCAACGTTACCGCAAGGGTCGAGGCTCTGCGCAGGCGGGCGGTGAAGAAGGCCGAGATCACCGTCGACTCGCTGGCCAAGGAGTTCGAGGAAGCCCGGCTCCTGGCGAAGAAGAAGGGGCAGGCGGCCGCGATGGTGGCGGCCACGACCGGCAAGGGAAAGCTCTCCGGCCACTTGGTGGAGCGCCACCGCCATTCCGGTGCGATCGGCACCTACGACCTGACGAACGTCTCCGATGAGGACCTCGACCGCCTTGAATCGATCCTCGGTCCGCTTGCCCACGCTGGCGGAGATCCGGGCGGAGAGGGAGAGGCGGAGGGCTGAGCGGGAGCGGGACCGGCTGGCGCGGGACAGTGAGCGTATCCGGGAGCGCTGCACCAGCCTGTCCGGCTTCATCCGAGAGGCCTGGCACGTCCTGGAGCCGTCGCAGCCCTACGTGCACGGCTGGCACATCGATGTCATCTGCGACCACCTGGAGGCGGTCACCGACGGGCTGATCACCCGGTTGCTGATCAACATCCCGCCGGGCACGATGAAGTCGCTGGTCGCCAGCGTGTTCTGGCCGGCCTGGGAGTGGGGGCCGCGCGGGATGCCCTCGATGCGGTACCTGACGACCTCCTACACGGACAAGTACGTCAAGCGCGACAGCCGGCGCATGCGCGACCTGGTCCAGTCGGACTGGTACCGCAGCCTGTGGCCGGAGATCGAGCTGCAGCGAGCGGGGGAGACCTCGTTCGAGAACAGCAAGCGGGGCGGCCGAGAGGGCGTTCCGTTCGCCAGCATGACCGGCGGCCGCGGCGACAGGGTCATAATCGACGACCCGCATTCGACCGAGACGGCCGAGAGTGACGCGGAGCGGGACACCACGATCCGGATCTTCCGGGAGTCGGTGCCGTCCCGCCTGAACAACCCAGCCAGCTCGGCGATCGTGGTGATCATGCAGCGCCTGCACGAGAACGACGTGTCGGGCACGATCCAGAGCCTTGGGCTCGGGTACGACCACCTGATGCTGCCGATGGAGTTCGACCCGGAGCGCCGGTGCCGGACATCGATCGGGTTCCAGGACCCACGGACGCAGGCTGGGGAGTTGCTGTTCCCCGAGCGGTTCCCGCGATCGGTGGTCGAGCGGGACAAGACGATCATGGGCGCCTACGCCGTGGCCGGCCAGTTCCAGCAGCAGCCGGCCCCGCGTTCGGGCGGCATGTTCCAGCGGACCGACTTTGAGATCGTGGACGCGGCGCCGGCGACGGCCAACCGGGTGCGGCGCTGGGACTTCGCGGCGACGGACCCGAAGAAGAAGGGAAGCGGCGACCCGGACTACACCGTCGGGCTGCTGCTGAGCGAACACCGCGGCATCTACTACGTCGAGCACGTGGTCCGGGACCGGAAGTCCCCGGCCGGCGTCGAAACGATGCTGCGCAACACCGCCTCGCAGGACGGGAAGCTGATCCGGATCGTGGTTCCGCAGGACCCCGGCGCGGCCGGCAAGTCCAATGCGGCGCACCAGATCAAGTTGCTGGCCGGCTGGACCGTGAAGGCGGTGCTGGAGACCGGCTCGAAGGTGGACCGAGCTAACCCGGTATCGGCCCAAGCCGAGGCCGGCAACATCAAGTTGGTACGGGGCCCGTGGAACGAGGCCTTTCTGGAGGAGGTATCCATGTTCCCGAGCGCCGCACACGATGACCAGGTCGATGCGCTCTCGGGCGCCTTCGCCGAGTTGGTGATGGGCAGCAGCTATTCCCTGGCCGGGGTCGGCTGATGGGTGCTGTGCGCTCCATGTACGACAGCCTAGTGAACCTGGTCGCCAACCTCGGCACGCCGAGGGACAAGGCGGCCCATTCGCACTACGGCCAGCCGTTCATCACCGACCAGGACCTGCTGAACGCCTACCGCGGCGCGTGGCTGCCGCAGAAGATCGTGGACATCCCGGCGGAGGACGCGACCCGGGAATGGCGCAGCTGGAATGCCACCAGCGAGGAGATCAGCAAGCTCGAGGCTGAGGAGGCACGGCTGGGCGTGCAGCTGAAGGTGCTGGACGCGATGACCCGCGGCCGGCTGCTGGGCGGGGCGGCCATCTACATCGGGACGGGTGACCGGAACCCGATGGATCCTCTGGACCCGACGCGCATCGGCGCCGGCGGCATCAAGCACCTGAACGTGATGACCCGGCTGGAGTTGCAGGCCGGCGAGCGGGACACCGACCCTGAGTCGCCCAGCTACAACCGACCGAAGTTCTACACGATCACCAGCCAGCAGAGCGGGCAGATCGAGGTTCACCCGTCGCGCCTGGTCCTGTTCACCGGCAATCCGCACCCGGACCCGAGCCAGGACAGTGGCCCGACCGCGGGCTGGGGAGATTCGATCCTGCTGGCCACGCTGGACGCGATCAAGAACGCCGACGCCGGCGCAGGGAACATCGCCTCGCTGCTGTTCGAGGCGAAGGTCGACGTGATCAAGATCCCCAACTTCATGGCCGGCCTACAGGGCGGCGGGGAGTACGAGCAGCAGATCCTGAAGCGGCTGCAACTCGCGGCCACGGCCAAGGGCATCAACGGCACGCTGATCCTGGACGCCGAGGAGGACTATCAGCAGAAGTCGGCCAGCTTCACCGGCATGAACGACCTACTGCTGACCTTCCTCCAGATCGTAGCCGGTGCGGCCGACATCCCGGTGACGCGCCTGCTGGGCAAGTCGCCCGGCGGCCTGAACAGCACAGGAGAAGCGGATCTTCGGAACTACTACGACCACATCCAGGCGATCCAGAAGCTGACGGTCTCGCCGGCGATGGCGGTGCTGGACGAATGCCTCATCCGGTCGGCACTGGGCAGCCGGCCGGGTGAGGTGTTCTACACCTGGCGCAGCCTGTGGCAGACCACGGCCAAGGAGCGCGCCGACATCGGCGAGACCACGGCCAAGACCATCAAGACCATCGCGGAGACCGGGACCATCCCGGACGACGTGCTGTCGATCGTGGCGCAGAACATGCTGACCGAGGCGGGCGTGGCGCCGGGGCTGGAGACGGCCATGGACGACTGGCGCGCCGAGAACCCGAATGGCGAGGAGGAAGTTGACGTGGAGGCGCAAGCAGCCGAGCAGGCCGAGGCTCGCGAGCGCGGGGAGATCGTGGATGCCTCGCCGCGCACCCTGTACGTCCGCCGCGACGTGGTGAACAAGGCCGAGATCGTGTCCTGGGCGAAGTCGCAGGGCATCCCGGTCGACCTCGCGGACGAGCTGCACGTCACCGTCGCGTACTCGCGCACGCCGTTCGACTGGATCAAGGCCGGCAACGCCAGGGAATGGGCCGAGCATGGCAAGGACCAGATGACCATCGCAGAGGGCGGTCCGCGCGCCGTGGAGCCGCTGGGCGGCATGAAGGCGGTGCTGATGTTCGCGTCGTCGCAGATGTCGTGGCGGCACGAGGAGATCGTCCGTGCTGGCGCCTCGCACGACTTCCCAGACTACCAGCCGCACATCTCGCTCACGAAGTCGCCGGTCGATCTGTCCACCGTCGTGCCGTACCGCGGCCGCATCGTGCTCGGCCCCGAGATCTTCGAAGAGCTCCGCGAGGACTGACCCATGTTCCTGACCGATCGCGTCTCGGTGACGGCCACGCGCCGCACCGCGGACGGTTACCTCGTGGCCGACGCCAAGGTCGCGCGCACGGGCATCCAGCTCTACACCGGCGCCGAGGTCGGGCGTCCGGACCTGCAGGTCGTCCGGGTCTATCGGCCGGAGGAGGAGGTGTTCGCGCAGGACGCGATGCACTCCTACGCCTACCGGCCGCTGACCGTCGACCACCCGGCCAAGATGGTCGACGCCACCACCTGGAAGGGCGTCTCCGTCGGCCAGACTGGCGGCGAGGTAGTGCGCGACGGCGACTTCGTCCGCGTGCCGCTGGTGCTGATGGACGCCGCGGCGATCAAGGCCTACGAGGGCGGCAAGCGCGAGCTCTCGATGGGCTACACGTCCGAGATCGTGTTCCGCGACGGAGTGACGCCGGGCGGCGAGCAGTACGACGCGGTGCAGACACAGCTCCGCATGAACCACCTCGCGGTCGTGGATCGCGCGCGTGGTGGTGAACAGCTACGCATCGGGGACGGGCGCACCCCGGGCGGAAAGGATCGCGCCGACAACCCATCTCCCAAGGAGAAACCCATGAGCGACACCAAGACCCGGACGATCCTGGTTGACGGGCTGTCGGTGGAAACCACCGACGCCGGCGCCCAGGCCATCGCCAAGCTGCAGGGCCAGCTCAACGATGCGAGCAACGCATCCGCGAAGCTGGTCACCGACCACACCACCGCCATCGCGGCGAAGGATGCCCAGATCGCCAAGCTCGAAGCCGAGCGCGACGACCTGAAGGGCAAGGTGCTGACCGACGCGGCGCTCGACGCCCGCGTGCAGGTCCGTGCCGACCTGATCGCCACCGCGAAGTCGATCCACGATGCCGACTATGCCGGCAAGGCCGACGCCGACATCCGCAAGGCGGTCGTCGTGGCCAAGCTCGGAGACGCGGCCGTCGCCGGCAAGTCGGAGGCGTACATCGATGCGCGCTTCGACATTCTCGCCGAGGACGCGAAGAAGGACCCGGTCGCCCGCGCGCTGCGCGACGGCGCGAGCCGGACTGCTGTCAATGACAACGGCTACGAAGCGTCCGTCAAGGCGCTCCGGGCCGGTCGCAACCACAAGGAGGGCTGATCATGGCCGTGCAGACCAACTATCCGGATACCCAGCCCGTCGCCGTTGCTGGTGCGCAGGCCACGATGATTCCGGCCACCATCATCTCCCGCACCGTGGAATCGGCGGCGGTCGGCTTCGGTCGCCCGGTCGAGCAGGGCACGCTCGACAAGGGCTGCAAGCTCTTCGACGGCGGCACCGTCCTGGGCATCACCCTGCTGGACCGTTCCGCGTCCGGTCAGACCGAGGCCGGCGGACAGGTGACCGGCCGCACGCCCGACACCTTCGGCGTCGGCGAGTCGGCGCGCGTCATGACCAAGGGTGACGTCTGGGTGGTTTCGACCACCGGCAACGCCGCCGGCGATCCCGTGTACGTGCGCCCGTCGAACGGCACGTTCCAGAACACCAGCGCGAACTCCGGGGTGCAGATCCCGGGCGCCCGCTGGGACACCACTGCGCAGGCCGGTCAGCTGGCCGTCGTGCGCCTCGGCTAAGGAGCCCAGACCATGAACTTCAACATGCTCGATGAGCAGTCGGCGGTGGGCTTCGTCACTTCGCAGACCACCCACATCGAACCCGGCGTCTACGCCACCAAGTATCCCGATGTGCAGTACCGGGACCTGATTCCGGTCGACGATTCGGCGCATCCGTTCGCCACCTCGGTTACCTATTTCAGCTCGGACCGCTTCGGCAAGGCCGACTGGATCAACGGGAACGCGGACGACATCCCGAAGGCCGGCACCACTCGCAGCAAGTTCGAAACCTCCGTGCACACGGCTGGCATCGGCTACGGCTACGGCTACGAGGAGATCGGCCTGGCGATGAAGCTGGGGATCAACCTCCAGAATGACGACGCCATGGCCGCGCGCCGTGCTTCGGAGGAGATGATCGACCGCGTCGCGCTGCATGGCGACGCGTCGAAGGGTTTCACCGGCCTGTTCAGCGCGGCCGGCGTCACCGCTTACGGCGCGCCGACCGGCAACTGGGGCGGCGGCGCAACGCCGGCGCAGGTGGTGGCCGATCTGAACGCGGCACTGCTGAACGTGTTCAACGGCACGAACACCACCGCCATCGCGGACACCCTGCTGCTGCCGTGGACGAAGTTCTTCTACATCTCCACGACCAGCATGGGCACCGGCACGGACACCACGATCCTGCAGTGGTTCCTGCGCAACAACGTCTACACCGCCGCCACGGGCCGGCCGCTGACCATCCGCGGTCTGCGCGGCCTGGACGCCGCCGGCGTGTCGGGCGTGCCGCGCATGATCGCCTACCGGTACAGCCCGGAGGTGTTGAAGATGCACATCCCGCATCCGTTCCAGTTCCTGCGGCCGCACCCCGCGGGTCCGCTGCGCGTGGATGTGCCGGGCGTGATGCGCCTCGGCGGCCTGGACGTTCGCCTGCCGAAGGAAGTCGTCTACGTCGACGGCATCTGATCGGGCAGCAACAGAACGGGGAGCGATCCCCATGCGGTACAGGAAGCCCCGGGGCGACTCGGGGCTTCCCCTTATTCAAGGATCAGGATCATGAGCATCGTCACGAACAACCATCGCGAGCCGCTGGGCCTGCCTAACGGCACGGTCCTGCAGCCCGGAGTCGCCACGCCGGTGCACGGCTGGCACGATATCCGGAAGAACTTCGCCGTCGGGGCCTGGCTGCAGGCCGGCGTCCTGACCGCCGTCGAGGCGGGGACCGACGACCAGGGATCGCAGTTCGTCCAGCCCGACAAGGCGGAACTGCAGGCGAAGCTGGACGCGCTGGGTGTGGCCTACGACAAGCGTATGGGCGTTGCCAAGCTGGTGACCCTGCTGATCGATGCGGAGGCTGCGGCGGCTCTGGCCGCACAGCTGGCCGCCCGGGTCGAGACCGCCGCCATCGAGGCCTCCGGCAAGACGGCCGAGGAGTTCGCCGCGCTGCCCGACGATGAGCGCGCTGCCGCGCTTGCGGCGGCGGCCGAGGCGCTGCAGGGCTGACCCATGACCATCTACGGCACCCTGATCGGCGCGAACGACTACCACGCCGCGCGCGGGAACGCGGCGTGGGCCGCGGGCGAGATCGCTGACCGCGAGGCTGCCCTGCAGCGCGCCACCGACTACATCGACGGCCGCTACCGGATGCAAACCGCCGGCGGGTGCTGGGTGTCCATGTTCCGCGGCAAGCGGGCCGATGGCCGAGCGCAGGACCTGGAGTGGCCGCGCACCGGCGCCACGGATTCGGAGGGGAACGAGATCCCCGACGATCAGGTGCCGGTCGAAGTCGAGCGCGCCACGTACGAGGCCGCGCTGCTGGAGCTCACCACCCCGGGCAGCCTGTCGCCGGTGTTCGTCGGCTCGCAGCAGGTGACGAAGGAAAAGGTCGGCCCGATCGAGGTCCAGTACGCGGAGACCGAAGTCAAGGCCGGCCAGATGCCGCCGAACCGGCCGGTGGTGCCGATGATCGATGACATCCTAGCCGGGCTGGTGTGCGACAAGCCGCCGTTCGGGGTGGGCGTGGTGGTGGTGTGAACGCGTTCTACGATCGCCTGGAGGCCACCGCCCGTCGCCTGATCGCGCAGTACGGCTTCACGGCCGAGCTGGTGCGCGAGGGCGCGCCCACGGGGCCGCCGCACAACCCGCAGCCGGGTGCGCCGACGCGACATGCTTGCAAGATGGTCGAGACGGCCTACAGCCTGACCAACCGGGACGCCACGCTGGTCCTACAGGGTGACAAGCTCGGGATCATCTCGACCGCCGGCCTGAGCATCACGCCGACGAAGGATGACGGCCTGGACATCGGCGGCGACGTGTTCCACTTCATCGACCTGCAGCCGTTGCGGCCGGGCGGCCAGGTGCTCCTGTTCGAGTTCCACGCTCGCCGCTGATGGCCCGCGCGACCCGTTCCCAACTGGACCAGGCCGTCCGGAAGCTGGAGCCGGCCGTCGAGCGCGAGTTCCGCGCGGCCATGGCGAGGGTCGTCAACGAGGCAGTGCTGGCGCAGCTGATCCGCCTGATCGAGGCGGGCAACGCCGACGTGGTCGCCGACTACCTCGGGATCGATCGGGCGCGGTTCTCGCGGCTGGCCGAAGCGGTGCGGGGCGTGTACGTCGCCGGCGCGGCCCAGGCTGAGTCGGAGATGCCGCGACTGCGGTCCGATCCGGTGCGGCTGTCTGGCGCAGGCTTCGGCCCGGCCGCCAGCAGTAGCCTGCAGGTGGCGTTCTCGTTCGACCTGACCAACCCGGCCGCGGCGGCGTGGCTGCTGGAGCAGTCCAGCCGCCTGATTACCGGCATCGTGGAGGGGCAGCGGATCCTGATCCAGAACGCCCTGCACAACGGCATGGTGCTGGGGCAGGGGCCGCGGCAGACGGCGCTGGACCTGGTCGGTCGGATCGGGGTCAACGGGCGCCGCAGCGGTGGGCTGGTCGGCCTGACCGTCGACCAGGCGCAGTTCGTGGCGAACATGCGGGCGCAGCTGGCCAGCGGCGATCCGGCGGCGATGCGCGGATACTTCGCCCGCGAGCTGCGGGACAAGCGGCTGGACGTGATCGTCCGGCGCGCGATGGAGGCCGGCAAACCAGTCGCGGCTGCGGACATCGACAAGATCGCCGGCCGCTACGCCGACAGCCTGCTGCGGTACCGGGGCGAGAACATCGCCCGGACCGAGACCATCGCCGCGTTCGGCGCGGCGCGGGAGGAAGCGTTCCGGCAGGCCATCGCCGCCGGGCAGTTGGCGCCGGAGAACGTGACCGGGACGTGGGGCGCCACTGGCGACGGCCGCACGCGGCACACGCACATGGCGATGAATGGACAGGAGCGCAGGTTCGGGCAGCCGTTCATCTCGCCAAGTGGGGCACAGATGATGTTCCCGGGCGATACCAGCCTGGGCGCCGGGCCGGAGGAAACGATCAATTGCAGGTGCTTGAAGCAGTACCGGGTCAACTACATGGCGGAGGTGAACCGTGGCCGGCAACTTCGGTGACCAGGTCAAGGCGCTGAACGAGCGTTACAAGCGCCGGCAGCAGGCCATCTTCGCCACGTCCGCGTCGGAGGTGATGCGGATCGCCAGCGTGCCCAAGGCGCAGGGCGGCCGGATGCCGGTCGATACCGGCGCGCTGCGGAACAGCACGCGGGCGTCGACCTCGGGCATGCCGTCGGGCAGTTCCTCGCCGCCGGAGCTGGTGTTCGCCACCATGAAGGTCGGCGACACGGTCACGGTCGGCTGGACCGTCGCCTACGCCCGCCGCATGGAGTTCGGATTCTTCGGCCCGGACAAGCTGGGCCGGGTCTACACCCAGCCCGGCAACCACTACCTGACCACCGCGGTACAGCAGTGGCCGCAGATCGTAGACCGGGTGACCAGGGAAGCGCAGGCGATCCGATGAGCGATGACGCGATCTACGACGACTTCTGCACGAAGCTGTCGGCCTTCGCTGGCGGGTTCTCGCCGTCGCTGCAGGTGGCGTTCCCGGGCATCGGGTTCACGCCGCCGGCCACGGGACTGTGGCTGGAGCTGCAGTGGGTGCCGAACGAGACCGCGAACTACGGCATGGCCGACGACGCGCCGGTGCTGGTGCAGGGCCTAGCGCAGGTCGGGGTCTGCTACCGACCAGGCGTCGGGATCATGGGCGGCCTGGCGATAGCTGGTGCGGTGATCGCAGCGTTCCCCAAGGGCATGCGCATCGCTGACCTGGTGCGGGTGTACCGGAAGGGCTGGGTGGCCAGCGTGATCGAGGACCCGGAGCGGGTCATGCACCCGGTCATCATCCCGTGGCAGGGGTTCAATGCGTGAGCCGGTGGGTCATCTGTGCCGCCGGCCCGAGCATGGCGCACGTGGACCTGAAGCTGCTGCGGAGGTTCCGGTCCTGGCGGGTGATGGCGGTGAACTGCACGTTCCGCCTGCTGCCCGATGCGGACGCACTCTATGCCGGCGACCTGCAATGGTGGGAGCGCTACGGCGATGAGGCGCGCACCTTCGCCGGCGAGAAGTGGACGCGGGACGAGCATGCAGCGCTGCGCTGGCACCTGCGCCGGGTGACGCGGCGCGACGGGAAGGGGCTCTGCCGCGAACGTGGCTGCGTCAACTCCGGCGGGAACAGCGGCTACCAGGCCGTGAACCTCGCCTTCCACTTCGGGGCGCGACAGATCGTGCTGCTGGGGTTCGACATGCACCGCAACGGTGGCGGGCACTGGCACGGCGAGCACGAAGGGATGCTGAGTGCGCCGCCGAGCCACATCGAGGTCTGGAAGCAGGAGTTCGACGCGCTGGCTTTCGATCTTCGCATGGAGGGTGTTCGGGTGGTGAATGCGACGGAGGGGAGCGCGCTGGACTGCTTCCCGAAGGTGGATATGGCGGAGGCGCTGCGCGCATGACGGAGTACGCAACCTGGGACGACGCGCTGCGGCCGTTCCGGTTCAGCCCGAAGGAATCGGCCATCCAGCTGATGACCCGGCTGACGCGGGAATGGTGCCCGATCTTGGGCGCCACGATGCCGAAGCTGCGCCGGGGCCGAACGACGGTGCGCCGGGAGTTCTGGACGCACGCCCAGATCGGCGAGCACATCGACCGGATGATCGCGCTGCAGCCGAAGATGCTGGTCTCGAACCCGCCGCGCCGGGATGCCGGCCCGATCGTGCTGATGGAGTTCGCGCCTGGCGTCGTCGGGCAGATCGACGGCCGACACCGGGCCAACATGTGGCGGCACCGGCCGGGACGGTACGAGGTACTGGTGATCGAGGGATGGCGATGCGGATCCTGATGGCGTCGAAGCGCGCACCGGGAACGCCCGGGCGCAGGGACGGCGGGGTGCAGACGTGGACGGTGGCGGTGGCGGCGGAACTGCGCCGGCTGGGTCATGAGGTGGACATCCTGGCGCAGCGTGAGGCGCCGCCAGCAACCGGCTACGACCTCGGCATCTTCGCCAACGTCGGCTATACCGCTCCGCTGAAGGTGCATTGCGCTGCTTCGGTGCTGGTCTGCCACGGCATCGTGGACGACGAGGCGCCGTCGCAGTGGTTCGATGCGACCGTCTTCACCTCCGAGGAAGTCCGCGACCACTGGAATGGAACCGGACCGGTGATCCGCCAGCCAATCGACCTGGAGTTCTGGTCGCCGGGCAAGCGCCGCGCCGGCCGGACGCTGGTGCGCTACGCGAACCGCGGCGGGCTGGAATGGCTGCCGGAGGTCGCCGCGCGGCTTGGACTGCAGTTCGTCCACGTCCGCAATGCCACGCCGGAGCAAGCGCGCGACATGCTGCGCGACGCGGCGTGTGTGCTGGCCAGCGGGCGCTGCGCGGTGGAGGCGATGGCCTGCGGCGCGCCGGTTCTGGTCTGCGACGACCGGCCGTATCAGGGGCCGCTGATGGACTACACGTCCACGGCGATGCTCAGGAACTACAGCGGACGATTCGGTGAGGTCCCGGACGAACTCTCGCTCGCGCCGCGGATCGAGCAGGCGATGGGTGCGCCAGGATGGCGGCTGTACGCCGAGCGCCATCACGACGTCCGGGAGATCGTCCCGCAGCTTCTGGAGGCCGCGTGCTCTACCTGCTGACCCCGACTGGCGCGCGCCCCGAAGGCCTGGCGCTGCTGGCCGGCTACCTCAATGCGCAGACCTACACTGGGCCGGCGCGCTGGATCATCGTCGACGACTGCGACCCGGCCACGCCGGTGCCGGCGGTGCGCGACGGGATCGAGGTCCAGGTGGTGTGGCCGGAATGGCGCTGGCAGCCGGGCATGAACACGCAGGCGGCGTGCATGACCTGGGGCCTGGGGCGCATCCCGGACGACGCGACGTGCATCGTGTTGGAGGATGACGACGCCTACCTGCCCGGGCACGTGGCGACGCTGCTGGCGGCGCTGGAGCGGGCAGAGCTGGTCGGGGAGCGGATCGCCCGCTACTACAACGTGGCGACGCGGCGCTGGCGGGTGATCCCGGGGACGTTCCACTCCAGCCTGGCCGCTACCGGGTGCCGCGGGATGGGGCTGCGCCACCTGCGGGCCATCTGCGGTGCCGGCAGTCGGAGGATCGACATGGACCTCTGGCAGCAGGCGTGTCGGCGCGAACTGCTGAGCACCGGGAACGTGGTCGGGGTGAAGGGGCTGCCCGGCCGCGCCGGCATCGGCGTCGGTCACCGCGACACCTTCGGCGACCCTGATCCGTCCGGCGGGGTGCTGGTAGACTGGATCGGCGCCGCGCGAGCCGCGGCCTACGACCGGTTCCGGAGGGCTTGATGGCCGGCAAGGGAAAGGACAACGGGGCAGCCACCGTGCTGCAGCTGGTGAAGTCCGGCGCGGCTGACGAGGGCGCGGAGGCGGTCGCACAGCTGCGCAAGGCACTGCCGGCGCTGCAGGAATACAACCGGCTGATCGCCAGCGTGCAACGGGACGCCTACAAGGCCTACATCCTCGAAGGCTTCACGCCGGCGCAAGCTCTGGAGCTGTGCAAGGCGATGCGGCTGTAGCGTGACCGTCTGGTTCGCCCTCGCGTCCGGCCCGAGCATGTGCAGGGAGGACGCGGAGGCGGTGCGCGGCCGCGGCAAGGTCATCGCGGTCAACAACACGCTGGAGCTGGCGCCATTCGCCGACATCCACTACAGCTGCGACGCCGCGTGGTGGCGCACGTACTGGGATCGGTTCGAAGGGTTCGCCGGCCGCCGCATGGGCCTGGCACACCGTGACCTGCCGCCGGCGGTGGAGGGGCTGCAGCACCGCAACGAACCGGGCCTCGGCCTGGACCTGATCCACACCGGCAACAACTCCGGCTACCAGGCGATCAACGTCGCCTTCCGCGAGGGAGCAACCACGATCATTCTGCTTGGCTACGACATGCAGTCGGCCGGGCAGCACTGGCATGCACCGCACCCGGCGCCGCTGGCGAACTTCAGCCGCGGCATGCCGGAGTTGTGCCTGCCCAAGTTCTCGCCGCTGGCGCACGACCTGCGCGTGCGCGGCGTTCGCGTCATCAACGCCAGCCGTGCGACCGCGCTGACGTGCTTCGAACGCATCCCGCTGCCGGACGTCCTGGCCGCGCTGCACTGATCCCCGGCTCGGCCGGAGTACCGAACCCGCCCACAAGGCGGGTTTTTCTTTGACCACGAGGAAATCGAAATGGCCGAGAACGCCTACACCCACAGCAGCAACAAGTTCTACATCTCCACCACGCCGCAGAACGCGGACCTAGACGACCACGCCGGCAACGGCTTCCCGAGCCTGACCTACGTCGAGGTGAAGGGCGTCGGATCGCGCGGCGAGATCGGCCTGAACACCAACATGGTGAGCTACGACACCTGGGGCAGCGTCGTGGTGTCGAAGGGCAAGGGCCTGACCGACGCCGGCGGCGGCGACGTGGAAATGCTGCGCATCCCGAACGACCCCGGACAGATCGCGATGCGAACTGCCGGCACGCCGACGAACACGAACAACTACGCCTTCAAGGAAACGCTGCAGGACGGCACCACCCGCTACTACCGCGGGCTGGTCGGCGGCCCGCGCCATCCGGGAGGCCGGAATGAGGACTTCGACCTCAACGTCTTCACCCTGGCGCTGAACCAGCCGCCGCTGGACGTGCCGCCGACTCCGTAACCGAACCCCGGCGGGAGATAGGGCTTCGGCCCGAACGGCGGCCTGATCCGCCCGCCTTCTCCCGCCGGACCTTCTCTGCGGATCAGGATCAAAGGATCACGACATGACCGACATCAGCACGATCGTCGCCGCGCCGCGCACGATCGATATCAAGCACCCCTCCACCGGCGAGGCCATCGGCCTGAAGGTGACCCTCCGGCCCGACTCGTCCGACGAAGTCCAGGCGGCCAAGCGCAAGCTCATCAATGAGCGCCTGCGCCACGATGTGAAGGCCACGGCCGAGCGCATCGAGAACAACGGCTACAACCTGCTGGAAGCGGCGATCTGCGGCTGGGACTGGGGCGGCGACCTGAACTTCGAAGGCAGCAAGCCGGACCTGAATCCGGTCAACCTGCGCAAGGTGCTGAAGAAGCTCCCGTGGATTCGCGACCAGATCGATACGGAGCTGGGGAATGACGCCGCTTTTTTCGAGAGCTCGGCGAGCGCCTAGCCGAGTGCGTTCGCGTCGAAATCCGGTACGACACACCGGACGAGAAGGGCGAGACCCGGCGGCAGCGCAACGCGAAGTTCGCTGCCGCCGCCCAGCAACCTGACCCCACCCCCGATGTCCAGATACCACCCGAAGGCGAACACCTCTGGGGCTGGTTCTGGGAAGTCTCGCGCCGGCGCCGCTCTGGCCCGGAGGCGATCAGCTACGCCGAGCTGGGCGAGTGGCAGCGGATGACCCGCACGCCCATCCGTCCCGAAGAGGTCGAGATCCTGATGCTGATGGACGACGCATTCCTGTCCGAGGTTCGGAAGGAACAGGCGGACGCGCGCGAGCGTGCCCGCGATAGGAGCGAGGCGAACCGATGACAGACATTGCCACCCTCGGCTATAGCGTCGACTCGAGCGGCCTTGCCCGTGCTACGACCGAACTCGATCGCAACACCGCCGCTGCCGGCCGCACCGAGAAGGCCACGGAAAAGCTGGACCGTGAGTTCAAAAAGGCCAACGCGACCCAACTGATGTCCGGTGGTGTGTCGCGCGCGGTGGCCGACGGCATGGCCAACGTCACTGGCGCCACGGGAGCCGCCGGCGTCGCGGTCCGCGGCCTGACGGGCGCACTGATCGGCCTCTCCGCACCTCTGTCGGCAGTCCTGCTGGTCGTCGGCGCTTTGGGGATGGCCTGGAAGCGCGAGCAAGACCAACTTTTCGAGTTCGATAAGGCGCTGGCTAAGACCAGCGGCTACGCCGGGAAGACTGCGGAAGAGTTGTCCATGCTGGCCGGTGCTTTCGGCCGACTGGAAGGCGCGACCCGCAAGGGAGCATCGGAAGCTCTGCTGAAGGTTACAGAGTCCGGCCGCTTCACCGAGCAGCAGTTCATGCAGGTTTCCCGGGCAGCTGCGGTCATGGAAGGATCGGTCGGACAGTCGATTGATGCCACCATCGACAAGTTCGAGAAGCTGGCCGACGACCCGGTAAAGGCGCTGATCAAGCTCAACGAATCGGAGCATTTTCTTACCCGTGCGCAGCTGGACCGCGTAAAAGCAATGGTGGAGGAAGGGCGCGAGCAGGACGCGGTTGCAGAGGCGGTGAGGATCTACAGCGAGCAGCTGACGGATGTCGCCAACAAGTCCAATGCGGCGATGCCTGCCCACGCCAAACTCTGGCGAGGCGTGAAGGACGAGATCAATGCAGCCCAAGGCGAGCTCGGGACCTACCTGAACTTGCTGAGCCAGGTGGCGGCCACAAAGCTGCCGAGCATTGCCGGGAAGGGGGGATTCGTAGAGCAATTCGTCCAGGCGTCCCTGCCATCCACACGCCTCGGCATGCTCAACCAGTGGTACCGCGGCAGGATGGCCGGCGCGGGCATCCATGACTTCTCGAACGTGCAGGGTACGCCGAAGGATGTCGTGGATAGCAAGGCCATCGAAGCGGAGATGGAGGCGGAGAAGGCCTGGGGGCGCCTGACCCTATCCAACCTTTCGAAGGCCGAGAAGCTGGAGAAGGAAATCGCGGACATTCGCAAGAAGGGCGCAGCCGCGAAGAAGTCCGAGGCCGACATCGAGAAAGCCATCGCCGATGCGCGAGCGCGGTACAAGGAAAGTCTGCCGAAGGGACCGAAGGCGACTGACCCGTCTGAGGGGATCATCGAGCGTCTGCTGAAGCAGATCGCGGTGAACGAGGAGCTGATCGAGTCCGAGGACAAGTTGACCGCGTCAGAGCGCCTTCTGCTTGGCGTGCAGGTCGAGCTTGATCGCCTGGGCGACAAGGTCACCCCGAAGCGCCGCGCCGAGATCGCCGCTTTGATGGAGCGAGCCAGCGCCACTGACAAGGCGGCCGTCGCTGCCGAGAAGGCTCGCAAAGCCGAGGAGGCATTGATCCGGCTGCGTGAGCAGACCGGCCTGGCCGAGACCAATCAGCGGCGCGCCAACGAGATCGGCCTACTGGGCATCGGGCGAGGCGGAGATGCGGCGGAGATGCTTCGCCGGCAGCTGGATCTGCATCGCTGGTATGAGGATCAGGTCATTGACCTTCGCCGGCAGGCGGCCCGCGAGAAGCGCGAGATCACATTCGGCGAGGAGCAGGAGCTGAAGGATTCGCTCCAGAGGCAGTTGGACGCCGAACGGCAATACCAGGAGCAGCGCCGCCTTGCGATGGCCGACTGGTCAAACGGGGCGACGAAGGCCTTCGAAGACTATCTCTATCGCGCCAACGATATTGCCAGCCAGACCAACGAGATCTTCAGCAACGCCTTCTACGGGCTGGAGAACGTCATCACCGACTTCCTGCACAAGGGCTCGGCTGACTGGAAGGGATTTCTTGACGACATGAACCGCCAGATATTGCAGTTCATCGTGCGCCAGCAGTTGTCGAAGTGGATGGAATCCCTGATGGGCGGTGAAGGTTCGGCCGGCGGTGGAAGTGGTTGGCAGGGCGCTGTCGGAAACTTCCTTGGCTCACTGTTCGGTGGCGGCCGTGACTCTGGCGGCGACCTTCGGCGCGATCGTTTCTACCGCGTTGGCGAGCGCAACCGCCCGGAGCTGGCAAACATCGGCGGCCAGCAATACCTGATCCCCGGCGATCGCGGGCGCGTCGAGCCGATCCGTGGCGGACGTAGCGAGCGGCCCGTGGTCAATTCGCCGGTCACGGTCATGGTGCAAGGTCGCATCGACAACCGTTCTGCAGCGCGCATCGCACAGGAGAATGCCGTGAAGATGCGAACTGCGATGGCGCGGGCCGGAGGTGGCGGATGACCTTCCTCCGCGCCTACATCCCGGCGGCTCACTCGTGGGGCTGGAGCGGGGGTGCCGAGTTCAACACCCGCATCGTCGAGCGGCAGAACGGCCGGGAAAACCGGAACGCCGACTGGTCCAACCCACGGCACCGCTTCTCCCTTGGCTTTAAGCACCTCGGGAAGGATCGATATCGGCAACTGAAGCAGCACCAGATTGTCTGCCAGGGGCGACTGCGCCAGTTCCTGTTCCATGACGGTCTGGACGATGTCGCCACCGATGACCTATTCGCCGTGGCCGAGGTCGGCCAGCAGACGTTCCAGCTCGGGTGCATCAGCACCATCGACGGCGTCTCCTACCCGCGCAATGTGTTCGCGCTCTACCGGCCGAACCCGGCCAGCCCCGGCGCGGCAGTGCAGGTGACGCCGGAGATCAAGGTCAATGGCACGTCCGACAGCGGGTGGGCTGTGGATCACGATCGCGGGCTGGTGACCGCGCCGGCACCGCTGACCGGAGGCGAGGTGTTGACCTGGTCGGGCCTGTTCTCGGTCTGGGTGCGGTTTGAGAGCGACTGGCTACCGATGAGCTTCGACGAGCCGGATGGCATCTACGGCGACATCGGCCTGATCGAAGTGCCTCCGCCGATCCTGATCGGCTCTCCGGACTGACCCATGCCCCGTCACGTCCCCTACGACATGCTGCAGGACCTGCAGCGTGGCATCACGACCCATTGCCTGCTGATCCGGTTCGACCCGGTGCAGCCGGGGTATACGGGCTACGGCATGGCGCTGCTGGACGTTCCGGTGGCCTACGACGATGGCACCGGCGAGATGGACTACACCCCCATCGTGGCCATGCAGCCGTCGACCCTGGTGTCGAGCGCGGACCTGTCCGTCAACGGCGGCGAGGGCGCAGGCCTAGTGCCGGAGTTCGACACCCCGGTCAGCGACGAGGATCTGATCGCCGGCGCCTACGACTTCTGCCGGTTTCGTGCCTACATCGTGGACTACCGCAAGCTGACCCCGGGCCGGCACATCATCCTGCAGACCGGCACCACCGGGCAGGTGCGGCTGACCGATGGTGGCCTTGCGTTCGTCCAGGAGCTACGCGGGCTGGCCCAGAACCTGTTGCAGTCGATCACGAAGAAATGGTCCGTTGGCTGCCGCGCCACTCAAGGGAGTCAGCCGATCGGCACGGTGACCGATGAGGAGACCGAACGCCAGCCGTGCATGTGGGACCGTTCGGCACTGTGGGAATCCGGCGTGGTGGCCACCGTAGGCCTGGAGTCAAACCAGTCGTTCACGACCTCTGGCCTGGCGCCGGCGTTCGGTGGCAACCCGGGCAAGGTCCGCTGGACAAGCGGCCGCAATGCTGGCCGCGAGAACGAGGTGGACCAGTTCGACGATGCGGGTGGCGTGCAGACCATCGGGCTGACCTTCACCACGATGTTCCCGATCCAGGCAGGGGACGGGTTCGACTTCGTGGATAGCTGTCCCGGCACCCCGCAGGCCTGTAAGGACCGCGGCAACTGGCCGTGGTACCGCGGCGAGCCGAACATCCCGGTCGGCGACGCTGGCCAGGCGAGCGTGCCGGGCGCATCGGCCGGTATCGGCACCGGCGGCCGGCTGACCGTCACGAGCGACGCCGAAGCATGAGCCGCCTCGCAGACGCCGCCCGCGCCTTCATCGGGACGCGGTTCCGCCACCGTGGGCGCTCGCGCGCTGGGCTGGACTGCGCCGGCCTGGTGGTGGCCTCCTACGCCGCCCTGGGCGTCGATCTGCCGGACTTCCGCCTGTACGGGCGGGAGCCGTTCCGGGACGGCCTGGTGGCGCGCGCTGAGGCCGCGCTGGGGGCGCCTGTGGCCGGTCCTGCGGTCGACGGCGACGTGGTCCTGATCCGCTACCACCGCGACCCCCACCACGTCGCCATCGTCGGCGCGCGCGACTACGGCGACCAGACCGCCCTGACCCTGATCCATGCCGACGGCGAGTTCGGCCGTGTCCATGAGCAGCGCTTGACCCCGGACGTGGCGGCGCGCATCACCCACGTATTCCGGAGACCCGTATAGATGGCACGCCAGATCCTGCCACTTGCCGGCGCTGTTATCGGCGGGATCATCGCGCCTGGAGCCGGTGCGCAGTGGGGCTTCGCCATCGGCTCGATCATCGGCAACATCGTCGATCCCATCGAGGTCCAGGGCCGCAAGCTCGGCGACTCCCCGACGCAGACCGCAGCCGAGGGCGGCGCACGCGCCATCGTGTTCGGCAAGGGCTGCATCCGGGCGACGGTCATCCTCGAACGTGGCGGCCGCGATCCCGTCAAGCAACGCGACAAGTCCGGCAAGGGCGGCCCGACCACGGTCAACGAGCGCGCCTTCTGGACCTACGCCATCGGCCTGGGCGAGGCGATCCCCGGCGGCGCGATCCTGCGCATCTGGGAGGCCGAGAAGCTGGTCTATGACGTGACGCCCGGATCGCAGATCGTCGCAGAGTCCGCCAAGTATGCCGAGCAGTTCCGGTTCTACGATGGCTCCGAAGATCAGCTCCCGGACCCCGCGCTCGAAGCGCTGCATGGCACCGGCAATGCCCCGTACTACCGTGGCACCGCGTACATCGTGTTCCCGCGCCGCGACCTGACCGACTTCGGCGAGACGGTGCCGGTGTATCGAGTGGAGGTGGCGGCTGCGTTGCCGTCGTACACCTACGAGTACCTGGAGTGGGAGCCGGACCAATTCGGGCGCGTGTGGACCCCGCCAGATGGGGTTTCGTCAATCGACGCTGTGCTTGTGGTTGCCGGCGGTGGCGCATCAGGTGGCGGATACGGCGAGACCCCGACCGTGGCTGATGCGGGCGCCGGCGGCGGCGAGGTTGTCTTGGCACGAGGGGTCGCTGTTTCTGGCCCCGTGCCCGTGTACGTTGCGGGGCGTAGCACGCAGGGCCTGGGCGCGAAAGGCGAGGACTCCGCGTTCGGGGGCATTTCCGCGCTGGGAGGCTCCGGAGGCCGGCATAGCAATACCGGCGGAGTCAGCACGCCGGGCGATGACGGATTTACCGGCGGCGGCGGAAACGCCGGCTCTGTCAGTGGGTCGCCGAGTGGCGGCACTGGAGTGGGCGGCCTTGCCGGCGGCGGCGGTTACTACGACGGCAGTGCAGGTGCTGCCGGCGGCGGCGCTGGAGTAGGCGGTGAGGGGCATAGCGGCTCGATCACTGGCGGCGGCGATGGCGGTCCCGGCATTGATATGTCCGAGCTATTCGCGCAATACGGCGACGAGGGTTGGTTCGGTGCCGGCGGTGGCGGCGGGTCTTCGACCAGCATGTCGGAAAGCGGTGGCGACGGTGGTCGTGGCGGCGGCGGCACAGGCGGGGGAGAGCACCCGGAGGATGGAGTAGATGGGTGCGGCGGCGGCGCCGGCGGCGGCGATGTCACATCAATCGGAGCGCGAGGTGGGCAAGGCGGAATTTACCTGCGCTATGCCATCGCCGGAAACGATGGTCGCATTCCCCTTGCGCAGATCATCGCTGCCATGCACGACCGTAGCGGCCATAGTGCCGCTGACTATGACGTCGCCGAGCTATCTGAACTTACCGACGGCGTCGTGATCGAGTCCACCGTGACCGCCGCCGAGGCGATCAATTCGATCATCGGCTGCCACTTCGCCGACCCTTCCGACTACGACGGGCAAATCCACTACATCAAGCGCGGCAAGCCGGTGGTCAAGGTGCTGACCGCCGATGACCTGATCGACGAGCCGGAGAGCGCCCAGCGCAACAACGCCATTGAGTACCCGCGCAAGGCACACTTCCTCGCGAACCGCGCGGACCTGGCCTATGCGGCGAGCAAGTCCACCAGTTCGCGCTATTCGGCCGACGCCAAGGTGGTCGGCGAAGTCAGCTACACGTCCCCGGAGACGTTCAGCGAGCCGCAGCAGCCGGCCGAGATTGCAGTCAAGCTGCACAAGGTGCTGTGGACGGAGGCCGAGGGCGAGCGCACGTGGCACGTCACCGACGAGCACCTTGACCTGGTGCCATCCGACACGGTGGGCCTATCCTATCGCGGCGAACTGGTGCGGTGCCGGATCACTCAGGTCGAGGATGATCCGGGCCAGCGCAAGTTGAAGATGATCCGGGACCGGCAGAGCGCGTACACCGCGAACCTGACCGAAATCCCCAATCCGGTGCCGCCGACCCCGCCGCAGCCGTCCATCGTGGCACCGACCGTGCTGGCGGTCATGGACCTCCCGGCGCTCACGGACAACGCCGACACGCTGAACTACTACGGCGGAATGTCCGGCGCGAACGACACCTGGGCTGGCGCGGTGTTGCAGCAGTCGCTGGATGGCGGAGCGAGTTTCGGCAGCGTGGGCGACACCACGCTGAACGCGATCATGGGAACGTTGCAGACCACGGTCGCCGATGCCTCGCAGCACTACACCGACGCGACCAACGTGGTCGAGGTAACGCTGTTCACCGATGACGATCTGGAATCGCGCACGCAGGAGGCCTTCCTGTCGCAGGGCGGCGCGTTTGCCCTGTCGTGGCAGGACTCAGGCGTCACCCGCTGGGAACTGATGCAGTTCCGCGATGCCGAGCATGTGTCCGGCAACACTTGGCGACTGACGCACCTGCTGCGCGGCCGGAAGAATACCGAAACCGCCGAGCATCCACCCGGCGCGATGTTCGTCCTGATCGACCAATCGATCCTGCGGCTGCCCGCGCAGTCCGCATGGCTCAACACCGACCTGACCCATCGGGCCGTGAGCAATGGCCTGTCGCCGGAAACCGCCACGCCGCAGGCCAACGAGTACGTCGGCTATTCGCAGCGCGAGTGGCCGGTGGCGGAACTGATGCTGGATCGTGCTGGGGATGACATTACCGCAACGGTAGTGCCGCGCCACCGGTTCGGCACGTCCATGCACCCGGTCCGGTCGATCAATTGGGACGGCTATCGATGGACTGCCACAGACGGCACCAACTCGATCACCCGCGACGGCACTGCGGACTCCGAAACCTTCGACGTGACCGGCTGGGCTTCGCCCGTGTCCGTGACCGTCTCCCAGCTCAACCGCATCACCGGAGCCGGTGACGCCGTAACCGAGGAAATCGCATGAGCGACCCCATCCTGCCGCTGGCCGTATGGGCCGAGGGCACCCTGCAAAACGACATTCCGGCCAACGACAACGCGCTGCGAATGGAGGCGCAGTCTCGTCCGTGGCTGGGTGTTGCCGACGATGAGGCGGGCGGCGATGCCGAGGGCGATGTGTGGATTGTGGGCGATACCCCGACCGGCGCGTTCGCCACGTTTGACGAAGACGACATTGCCATTTTCGACGGGGCCGGCTGGCACGCATGGGCACCGTTCGCCGGGATGCGCGGAGTCGTTGCGGGCGCTCGGGTCGTGTTCAATGGTTCGGCGTGGATTGCTGACCCGAGTATTGGCGGTAGTGCCGTGGATTCGGTCAACGGCAAGACCGGCGCGGTGGTGCTGGAGCTGGGCGATCTGGACGACGTGGACACGTCAGGTGCCAGCGACGGCGACGCGTTGGGCTGGGACAACACGGCCGGTAAGTGGGTTCCGCAAGCGCCTGCGAGTGGCGCGGCTTGGGGCGCGATCAGCGGGACCCTGTCCAGTCAGACCGATTTGCAGGCGGCGCTGGATGGCAAAGCGTCGGCCGGCGTCAACGTCCAGTCCACTACCAGCACGTCTACGCTGACCCCGACCTACAGCAACGATTTGGCCGAGGTGACCGCGCAGGCGGCGGCACTGACCATCGCCAACCCTTCCGGCACCGCCGTTGACGGGCATGGCATCGTGATCCGGATCAAGGACGACGGCACCACCCGCGCGCTGACATGGGACAGCGAGTACCGCGCCATCGGCTTGACGCTTCCGACGGCGACGACAGCAGGCAAACAGCACTACGTCGCCTGCATCCGCAACAGTGCGGCGAGCAAAATGGACGTGCTGGCGGTGGGAGTCGAGGCGTGAATCCGTTTCGCGCCATGATGCTGCGCGCCGCTGGTGGCGGCGGCGGCCCGACGGACCCATATTGGGCAAACGTCGTTTCGTTGCTGCACTTCGACGGCCCCAACAATTCGACCACGTTCACCGACCAGAAGACCAGGACGTGGACGCCCTCCGGTAACGCGAAGATCGACACGTCGCAGAGCCTTTTCGGTGGGTCAAGCGCGAGGTTCGACGGAAACGGGGATTGGATTACAGCATCTGATCCGAGTGCGTGGACGATCGGTGCGAATCAGGATTTCACATTGGAGTTCGCGTTGCGGCTGGCAACCAATGTCGGCCCTCGAACGCCATTCGAGATTGTCAGCAGCCTTAGCTACATGTACGGCGAACAGGACTACAACACCAGCAGTCGTCGTTTCAGATTCGTGATGCCAAGCAGTTCAACGATCGAAACCACTTCGGCACTGTCGGCCAGCACATGGTACCGATTGGCTCTGTCGCGCACGGGGACGACGGTCCGTCTGTTTCTGAACGGCACGCAAGAGGGCAGCATCACTGACGCGGCGGGACACTCTGGCGCAGCTACGGCCGCACTTATCGGCTGTGCGGTCAATTCGTATGGATCGACCTACGGAATCAACGGCTGGATCGACGAGTTCCGATTCACCAAGGGGGTAGGCCGGTACACCAGTAACTACACCCCGGCCGCTGCGCCGTTCCCGAACTCGTAGGACTTACCCTACACCACGGCGCGGCGTTGCCCGACTGTAAAGTTATCGGGCCGGATTGATGATTTAAGCACCCCACGGCGACCGACTCGTACAGTCCAGGTAGCGCACCCGTGGGGTTACTCGATAGGCGTGCAGCCCGCCTCGATCGCAGCACACGCGAGCAGCAGTACGCGAGGTGCCTCACGCACCGCGCCGGCGAACGATGCACCGCGCTCTTGCTCCTGGTAGCCGGACAGGCTCATTCCCAGCGCCTCGGCTGCCGCTCGCTGCGTCAGGTCCATGCGGGCGCGCCAGCGGGCGATGGGGGTTGAGGATGTTGCGGTCATACGGCCTCCAGTCCTGGATTCCGCGTCACCCACGCCCAAGCGACGCATCGCTCGAAATCGCCCAACCACTCGGTGGCGGTCAGGTGCCCGGCCAATGCCGGGTACAGCACCACGCCGCACCATGGCGCCGGCGGCTGCCGCAGTCCCTCCTGCACGCACGGTTGTCGCGTCAGCAACTCCCACAGCATTGGCGCATGGCGCGACCGGGCCGCCACGCCGAAGGTCAGCAATGGCAGCGCAGGACCGACGTCTGGGGTGGGGGCATAGACCGTGACCACCAGCGAGCCACCCTGCGCCACGGCACGCGCTTGGTAGCCTTCTGTTTGCGGCACGGGTTGCGGAGCCGCACTGGTCAACGCATGGCGCAGCCAGGGCACGAGGACGGCCAGCATCTCGTCCGATACATCGGCACGCTGCTGCCGCGCCACATGTCCGGTGGTGAGCGTGAGGTGGGTGATGTACTGCATTAGCAGGGCGCGCCGTCGTAGTCGGGGGTGTAGCCCGCGCGAGAGAAGGGCAGGACCAACGCCTTGATTGCCTGGTAGTACGCGCGGCGATCCTCGTACTCGCGCTGCGCGGCGCTGTGCTCCGGGGTTGTCACCGCGGCATCCCCGAACACGTCGCGCTCGACCTCGGCGTCCGCCGGGACGTCGGACTTGATCTTGTTGAGTGTCGCCTGCGCCTCGTCGTACTTGCGGGTGGCCAAGTCGAGCGAGATGGCCGCCTCGGCGTAATCCGACCCAAGCCGCGCCAGGCCAAGCATCGCCAAGACGCCGTGTGCGTAGCGCTCACCGTAGTAGGTGTCGATGTTGCGCAGCACGTCGGCAAAATCGGCATCGCCCAGCGCGCGTTGCTGCGCTGCGGAAAGGGCAGTGGCGTAGTTGGCCGGTGCGGAGTAGATGCTCATAGGTGTTGCTCCTGCCTGCTACCTGAGGCGTCGGCGGCCAGGCTGTCCCTGACCGTGGAGCCATCATCGCACGACTCGTCCAGCGAGTCAACAGCCTGCGGATACCGTTCGTCGGGATGGGGCCAGGTGGGCGCATTCACGCGGCGAGGTAGTAATTCTACTAACATCCCGGCCCCGGGGTCTCAGGCCTTGCGACCCCCGCCGCCGATGCTCCGCGCCCATGCTGCTGACCCCGCCGCCCACCTTCGCCCACCTGCTCGGGCCTGCCGCCATCGACGCCCCGCTGCGGCTGCTGCCCCTGGCTGGCGCCCGGGCCAAGCTGGGGTTCCCGTCGCCGGCGGAAGACTTCCTGGACGACACGGTGGACCTGCACCAGCTGCTGGTCCGCAACGCCCCGGCGACCTTCCTCTACCGGGCCGAGGGCTGGTCCATGGTGGGGGTGGGGATCTGCGACGGCGACATCCTGGTGGTGGACCGATCGGTACGGCCGCAGGAAGGCGACCTGGTGGTGGCCAGTTGGGAGGGCAACCAGCCCACCTGCAAGGTGCTCAAGTTCCGCGGCCGCCAGGTGGAGCTGCATTCGGCCCACCCGGATCATCCGCCGATCGTGCTCGAGGAGGGCACCGAGGTGGAGGTGTTCGCCGTGGTGGGCGTGGCCCGCCAGATCCAGCGCCGGCACGGCC